ATGATACATACGCGAGCGGGAGAAATTAGATCAAGGGTTGAGGAAGTTGCGCGTAGTATTGTTCTAACATCGCGAAACGAAATTGAACAAGCTGGAGCGCGTTTTTCACTAGAGCGCATTAATGCAGCGCATCTTGAGAGCACGGCTACCTTACAGGAAAATGATTTAGATCTTAAAATTACAGATGCCTTTCTTGAAGAGTTTGCGATAACCCGCGTACAACTTACATCATATAAAACGGCACTTCTGCAATGGCCGCAGCAGGATGAAGCTTCGGTAAAAATTGTTCTTTTATTAAAAGGGAAAATAGTGTTGTCTGTAGCTAATAATCTTGTTACGCTGCAACCAGATCATCTAAATATGATTTATCAGCGTACAGATGCCTTGTCATTGATGCATGAAACAGGTGCTACCGATTTTGTGGTGTTGACCTTATCTGAAAATTTCATAAAAACGCTTATTCCGCAAACAGAGCACGATGTATTTGATAAGGATACTCAGTTAAAAATATTCTTTGAGTCTGGATTTAAAAAGTCTGCTGTGATGTCTGACTTAATCATCCATATTTTAGATTACAAATGTCCTAAATATCTTAAACGCATTCACTTGCAATCTAAAATAACCGAGTTGTTTTTCCAGTTGTTATTGGTTTATTCAGAGAAGCAAGCGACCGTTACACAGATGCCGGTACATATAGAAAAGCAAATGTATGAGGCTCGGCAACAAATTATTGAGAACATCAGAAATCCGTATACACTAAAGACGCTAGCCAGAACTATAGGGACTAACGAGTATGAACTAAAACGCAATTTTAAGCAAACCTTTGGGGTGACGGTTTTTGGGTATATCAATGAAGTACGTATGCAACGCGCTCAAAAGTATTTAAAAAGTTCGCATTTGAGTATTGCCCAAATAGCAGATAAAATAGGCTACAAAAATCCCCAGCATTTTTCTACGGCTTTTAAAAAGAGTACGGGTGTGACACCAAGTGCCTATAGAGATAAACTTAATTGAATTTACCTGAATTATATCCGCATAAAAAAAGCAGCTACAAATTAATGTAACTGCTTTTTTAAGTAGCGAGAGGGGGGCACGATCCCCCGACCTCCGGGTTATGAATCCGCTTTTTTGCCACTTTAGAACGTAAACACTGGGGTTGCAGCGTGTTATTTTATGAAATATGCTGTTATAGTATTCGATTTAGTATGCGATTCAGTAAGCGTATTTTTGCCATTTGAGCACCGGGTTTATCCTTATGCTCAACTATTTATCGCTATTTACTGTCTTAATAATTAACTCTAAAGTTTCTTTAATTTCTCTATCTAACTTAGATTTTATATCATCTTCTAGATAGCCTTCATCCGTATAAATTCTGACTTTAGAAATTTTGTTTTTTAAAAGATCACTAAAACCTGATTCAGAATAAAAATATGCATCAACGCCCCATAGACCACTTCCCCATAAACCACTAGCAGCATCTCCTTGTCCAGCTACTACACTTTCTATTGGATAATACTCTGATTTATTCCCGTTTTCGTACAGGAAAATAATTTTATTATCATCATTTATGGAGAAGACTTTCCCGCCATTTAAAACCATTTTAATATTAAGCTGAATAGTCCCATTAATCTTAACGAAACCGTAATTGACAGTTGATTTATTTTGAAGCCAAGAACTACCTTTACTAATTAGTGTGTTAGAATTAGTCTTAATAATTTTATCTCCGGTAAATTCATCAACTTTATTTTCTATTATCTTTTGAGCAGCAACAAATTGAATAAGGAATATTAAAATAGTTGATATGAATAGATTTTTTTTCATTTTACATCTGTCTTTTGATAATTCGGAAAATTTGATAAACCTCGTTCAGATTTATTGAAAATTGTTTTACAAACTCCCTATTGTTATTTCTGCTTTCGCAAACTATATCTCCTGATTCCTTATTAAAATCTACTATGTCTTTATGATAAATACTGTCTTTGCATAATATAATGAATCCGTGTTTTGCATCGTGAAATCCATCTTTCCAGTGATGTCTCCCTATTTCCCTAGCTAAAACTAAAGCTCCATCCGGGACATCGTCAATCATCCCACTATTCATACTTTCTCCTTTAATTTTAAATGCTTTATAATTTCCTCTACCGTAGCGATCAACGTTGAATACAACTTTCTCGAAATCTTCATGAACACTCGCTTCCTCTAAACTCTCCAAATAACTAGCGTAAGCATCAAAGGGTATTAGGTTTACTTCTATATCAAAACTCCCATCAGGTTTTTCAAAAAACTTGTTACCGTTAGAATTTACTAACTGATCATATAAGGAACTATTATTATCAGAAACAGAATAATTATCAGCATTACTGTCTTTTTCAAAATAAGACAGCAATAGGTCAATAGTTTTTTTCCTTGGATTTTTAGAAACACCGTTCAAAATTTTTCCAATCCCCGATTCTGTCAACCCTGTAGCTTTCGCTACCTCATAGGCTGAAGTATCAGTATTATTGAAGTAATGTAGAATCCTTTCTAAATCAGACTTCACGAATTTTACAATTTAGAATTATTACAAATAGACAGTATATACTAAACTTTAACAATTTTACTGTCTTTTAATACTGTCTAGTACAGTATATTTGCTAGACAAAACAAATAACACAACGAGACAAATATACTTTAAATATTAGTCTTAAGCATTAATAGATAGCTATGATAGACCCTCAGACAAAAGATTTATTTACCGATACCCTAGGGCACGGTTTCCTTCAAAAGTTAGCTGATTACGCTCAAGAGAAAGAATTGAAAAATCGCAAAGGTGAGTATTACACGGTACATACTTTCTCTAAAGTTCTAAATGGTGACAGAAATATGCCAAAAATTGAAGACATCATAGTTGATTGTGTAGACCATTATCGCCAAGAAAATGAAAAGCGCGAAAAAAGAAAAACTGAATTAGCTAAGAAGCTACAAGTCGCATAAAAAAGCCCTGTAGCTGTAACTACAAGGCCAACACATAAATCTCAATTATTCACAATTAAAATTTCAAGTTATGCACCACAAAAGTACTACAACCGGAAACTTACCACAAGCAGTTGTTGCAGGGTTAGATCTTAAGAACCCAGTAGATTTAGAATTCGTCGGAATCAAAAAGGATATGACCGTCAGATTTTTTCAAGGAGGTAAATGCTTTCCTTTTAAAAAACTGCAAGCATCATATTTCGCTTTAATTCTTAATGAGTTTTACAAAGATAAGCCGGCTCAGAACTTCTTCAGAATACTTGAAAAAGAGGAAGGGGTAAAATTAAGCACTACACGAAAGGTTGAATTGTACACATACTATATGTGGGGCGGATTGGACCATCAACCAGATATCAAAAACGGAGAGCTTCAGCCTTCAGAAAACTTCCGCCACATTGAGAATTGCCCTTCTCTTGCTTTTGCAAATAAAAGTCTACGAATTAACGGTGCCGAACTCAACAGCAGAGATCTACTGATCATAGATATGTCTGCCAGAGGATGTACAGATTATGAAATAGCTGATGCTTTAAACATCACTGTTATAACTCTAAACCATCACAAAAAGAACCTATTTACCAAGACCGGCACCGACTGCAAATTAAGTCTGGTTTCAGCCTCTTACAAATCTCAAATCCTAGCATAATGAAAGCACTACATATCAAATATCAATTTATGACACCTTCTGAGATAGAAACTCAGATTGAGAAAACAGCCATCGAGGTAATGAAGTTTATGCGCGTAGGATATGCAGATGCTCTTCACTACGTAGAACGAGTTGTTGAGGCTGAAGCTAAAGGAATACCAGTTCAAAATGTTATTGATCTCAAAATAGTAGAAACTCTTCGATCAGAAAACTATAGCAAAGCGATGAGTGCCAAGTCAGCCTTGGAAAATCACAAAATGTACAGAGCACAAGCATAATGAATCCTTACCTGCAAATAGCAAAAGATCATTTATCTATCGAGGAATTACAAGCCTTGTTAGACGAAAAAGCAGGTAAGCCAAAAACAATGTCTTATGAGCAACAACGCGCAGCTTACTACTGTGAGCAATTCAAAAAACTTTCAAGGGCTCAAGTTAGAAGCAACAAAGGAAAACGGAAGATGGCTGGTTAACGGTAAAAAATTAGCTGACGCATCAGATATAGAAAAGGAATTTATGAATCAACTCTTCTGTGAGTTTAAAACTAAAAACAATGAACAAGCCTAAAATTGATCCAAAAGACTTTAGTGAAGACAGCTACAACCTAGGAGAATCAGCCGGTAAACAACTTGGTGTAATTATGGGTTTCTCGTTCGCGGTTTTTTTGTTCGCAGTCTACTTATTCTTTCAACTATGAAGGATTCGATATTCAATAACCTACTAGCTAAAGCAAAGCTTGACACTGGTAATGATCTCGAAACAGTTGGCTTCACCGCTAAACTGAATCAATACGAAATGAGCTTCTATGCAGAAATGGTAACCGGTCACAATGTTACCATAGAAGATTTCGGTCACAATTATGGCAGCAGCTGGAATCAGATGGAGCCTACCCAGGAGCAACGACTGGCCTTACAGCTATTAATGAATGAAACGGTTGAAAAACTTGAAGTGCAAGAAGATCAACCCGAATTAGAATACTGCGATCCTTATACAGAGTTCGGAGTATCAGAATCAATGTTTTTTAACCAAAATCAATTTTAAAATGAGTACAGCAGTAGCAGAAGTTCAAGTAATCGATCTTGACAATTTAGAAGCAAATCTTCTACCGGAATTACAAGGATGGAGAGAAAAACAATTGGCCATCGTAAATGATAATCCCTATGTAGCAATCGAGGATAACTCAACCTACGAGGAAGCTAAAAAGGCCCGTACCGCTTTGGTAACAGCACGTACAGATGTACAAAAGCAGGAAAAAACCATAGCATCAAAATTAAAGGCATTCAGAACTAAGGTTTCTGAAGCTTCACAAGAGCTTATTGATATCACACTCCCTCACGAAGAAAAACAGCAGGATGAAGTTCGACGATATGAGGCGATCAAAGAAGCCGAAAAAGCAGAGAAGGAGCGTATAGAGCAGGAGCGGAAGGATAAAATATTGAGTGGTATTGATGCCTTTTATCAGAGTTGGAAGCAGAAAATATCTCAAATGACTTTCAATCAGCGAGGAGATGTAGGAACCGGTTTTGAGACCCAAGCGCAAGAGTTTTCAGAAAAGGAACTGGAAGAATTTGAAATGGATTTTGCTGAGAAGAAAAATCTTCTTGAAAAGCAACTTGACGAACGTGTAGCATTCCTAACTGAGCAGGAAGAAGCTCGTGTTGAACGTGAACGCCTTGCTGAAGAACGTGCAGCGTTTGAAAAACAACAGGCTGAAGCTCGTGCACAGGCTGAAAAAGAAGCGAAAGCAAAAGCAGAACAGGAAGCTAAAGAGCGTGAGGCTCGCGAAGCGGCAGAAGCTAAAGCAAAAGCTGAGAGAGAGGCCGCAGAAGATAAATTGCGGAAGGAACGCGAAGAACTTGAAGCTGAAAAGAAGCGTATTGCAGATGCCGAAGCTAAACGTGTAGCTAAGATTGAAGCAGAACGAAAAGCCGCTGAAGAAAAAGCCGCTGCTGAGAAGGCAGAGCAAGAAGCTAAAGAACGTGCAAAAGCTGAGGCAAAACGTCTGGAAGAGTTGAAGCCTAGCAAGGAAAAGGCCGTAGCGTTTATCGGCAAAATGGAATTTCCAAAATCAGTACCTGACTTCGGCAAACCAGAAGTAAATGATTTGGTTCAGGAATTCTTCAATGAGGTCAAGGAAATGCAAACGGAGTACTTACAACGCTTAAACGACCTTAAATAATGTATTTCACAGCAGCCAATGTAACTATCGACAAGAGAATGGAAGAAGGCAAAACACTTCTATTCCCAGTAACAGATCCTGACTACCGTCAGAAGGCGGAGAAGTTCGCAAAGCAAATCAGAAGCTATTGCTATGATGCTTTCAAAATTGAAAATAAAAAAACGGTTCTCGCAGGAATCGCGGTGCCTAGATAATTAACCATTTAATATTAAAACAATGTCACAAGAAAAACCAGAATTGAAACCAGTAAACGGCGAAGTAACTTTTATGATGCCTTCAACCAATGCACTAGGAGCATTAAAAAAGGCTGAAAAAGGACGTCAGCTCACTGTGAGCTATAAAAAGAAAGAAGAGTGGCTCGGTCAAATTGGGCAACCAGTTAAATGTTTCTTCTTAGGTCTTAAAGAGGCTACAGATGGAAAAGGTGACACCTATTTCATTGCAAAGCTTCACGATGGTGAGAAAGCGTTCGTATGTGCACAGACTGTACTTGTACAATCATTAATGAGTACAGAACTCGGACAAGGTGTTGAAATCACCTGTACAGGATCAAGTAAAACCAATGGCAACGAAATACCACTTTTTGAAGTGGTTGAGTTAAACATCAATATTACCAAAGGTGATGAATAGTGCACTTGCAGAAATCACAATTCAAGCTAAGGCGGAACACGAAGCCGCCTTAGCTAAAATTCAGGAGATCCAAAAAGAAGAGCAGTGGCGCCAAGATCGCAAAACTCGATTTACTTCTTCTGAGTATGGAAGGCTTATGGGTTATGAAGATGATCCGAAGTATGATAAGGTACTGACCAAGGGCGGAATGAGTTACGCTTATGCTAAATATCTGGAAGAGATCAGTACAGAGCACAAAACATTTTCAACCGGTTCCACTGATTGGGGTAATGAAAATGAAGCTGGAGCAGCAGAACGCACAATGGAAGAAACCGGACTTGTAATTACTAATTACGGGAAGGAACAGGAATTTATTGAACTAGGTAATGATTTAGGATGTACGCCAGATGGTTTGATTGGCAGTGACGGAGGGTTTGAAAGCAAGTGCCCAGACAGTAAAACACACGATACGTATTTGAATACTATCCGTGACGTGGAAAGCTTCAAAAAGACGTGCGCAAATTACTATTGGCAAGTGCAAGGTTCAATGTATATCACAGGTCGAAGCTACTGGCTATTTGTCTCCTATGATCCAGCAATGAAGCGTGAAGAAGATCAGATACTCATTTTAAAAGTGCCTCGCAATGATCAAGATATTGAAAAACTAAAAACCAGATTAAGACTTGCAATTGCTTATAAGAATAAGCTTTTGAAGCAACGTGAAAACCGGAAACCTTTAAGAATAGTATAGATGCCACTACCTAAAAAAATTGACATACGATCAGAAATACACAACGGCAAATTTACACGTAACCGTGATGTTATTGTTGATGCTATTGCTCAATATGAGGGTAAAGAGGTAACACTTTCGATCAAGCGCTATTACAAGAAGCGAAGCAATGATCAAAACGCGTACTATTTCGGGGTAATTGTCGAGCACTGGAAAAACCTTTTAAGAACTGAATGGGGGGAAGTTTTGACTAAAGACCAGGTACACGAATTTCTTAAGCAGAACCTAAGCTTCGAAGAAAAGGTAAACGAGGAAACCGGCGAACTGATTTTTAACCCGATTAACGGAAGGCCCATAGTAAAACAGAAGTCCACCACTTCAAACGACACTTGGGACCAAGAGCAATATCATAAAGCAGCCCGGGATCTTGCTTATGAAATGTTTCAATACGAGATCCCGCTACCAAATAAAGAACTAAAAGCAACTTATTAAAATATTCCAATGATACAATTTGAAAATGCAATAAGCAGATATAACAAAATAATACTTGAAGACCTAAAAAACGCAGGGGTTAAGTGTTGGATAGCTGGAGGCGCTCTTCGCGATTACTTTATGGGTGTACCTATAAAAACAGATTATGACTTGTTTTTTCCAGATGAAAAGGAATACGATAAGTGTTCAATTTACTTCAAGTCTAAAGGGGCAGAAGTTAAATGGGAATCTGATAACGGAATGAAGGTAAAGATTGAAGGTAGAACATTTGATTTAGTTAAGAAATTCTTTTCAGGTCCTCAAGAAACCATCAACGCATTTGACTTTACTGTATCAATGTTTGCGGTGGATAATAAAAATCTGTATCACGGTGAATCAACCTTCATAGACTTGGCTAAACGTCAATTAATGATCAATCAAATCACTTTTCCCGCTTCTTCAATGAGTAGGGCATTCAGATACTACAAAAAAGGATTTTGGATGTGTAAAGGTGAAATGAAAAAGTTGGTAGAGGCTATTCAAGAAATGCCTAAGCCAGATTCTGAAAATCCAAACCAAGAAGAAGAACCTCCCTCTGGTGATGATGGTTTAAATGAATTTTTTAGAGGAATAGATTAATAAATCAAATAATTAAACAATGGCAGGAACATTAAACAAAGTAATGCTAATCGGTCACACTGGAGATGATGTAAAGATGCACTATTTCGAAGGTGGTGGCAGCGTTGGTAGATTTTCAATTGCTACTAACGAAGAGTACACCAACAGGCAAACTGGAGAGAAAGTAAGCTCTACAGAATGGCACTCTTGCATAGTGCGTAATAAAGGTGCTGAGATATGCGAGAAGTATCTTAAAAAAGGAGATAAGGTTTACGTAGAGGGCAGGATCAAGACCAGAAAATGGCAGGACACTAACGGCACTGAAAGATTTTCAACCGAAATAGACGTAAGCGAATTCACTTTTTTAACACCGAAAACATGACACCACGAATCAAAGCATTACTCGATCAGGTAAAATCAGGAAAGCTTCAAACAGATATGGCCAGAGTCCTCCACCACATTAAAACTAAGCCATACACAACGCTTTCTGAATTGGAGCGCAAACTTAATATGAAGCACCAGACAGCTTCAGCCAGAGTAAGTGATCTATTGGATATGGGATTGATTGAAGAGCAAGGAACTAAAAAATCACACCACAGTTTCCAGACTTACTTCAAGTATCAACCTAGCAGCCTAAAGCAAATCCATAATGCCCGAAAGCGCAAGAAAGCTAAATACGAACACTGGTTAAAAAAGGGATTGAGCCAGTTTGAAGAGTACATCAACCCATCACTAAAACAGGAATTATCAAAAACAACTTAGAATGAAAAAAGTAGCAGAAGATTACAGACCAAATGAAATTGTATTTACCGCGGAGTCAACACGAGTTCCGGCAGTATTAGGACAATTTGAAACCGAGGAAGATGCTCGTGTTTTTATGAGTTCTAACCTATTGGCAATGGGAACCAAGCTCACTACCACACGCTTTATGGATGATTTTGAACTGGAGCAGATCCGGGATGAATATTCCGAGGAGCTTGAAGATGTGCTTCCAAGATATAAGTCTGATCACATGAAAAAGCTTGAAGACCTAGAGCACGCAAAACAAGTTGAAAAGGAGGCTAAGGAGATGGTTAACGCCAGTTTAAATAAAATTCAGCAGTTAGCAGCTGAAGCAAACGAGCGTATTACAGAAATAGATCTTGATCCATCATTGACATGGGAAGTTCCTTATGACGGCAAGCGCTATTACTATACGCTTATTGATGCTGAATTGAAGCTTGCAAAAGTGCGTGAAATCCCGCAGTTCGAAATTGAAGATCTTCTTACCAGTTGCGATAAGAATGCTAAGTATTTCGACAAGCTAAAAAAGGTGGCTAACGAATAGTGGGCCGATTAAATCATCGCAGAGGAAGGCCTTCGAATTACCGAAAATCTCTTAAGGATAATCCCTACTGGGAAAAGGTAAAACGCAAAGTCAAAATCCGCGATAAATTCCAATGTATCATTTGTGCCGCAAAAATCAGACTGGAAACACACCATATCCGGTATGAAATCAACGGCACAAAGATATTTGGAAAAGAACTTGAATTTTTAGAATGGCTCTGCTGCCTTTGTGAAACCTGCCACCAACACGTTCACAATAATCCAAAGCATCCACTCAATCCGAATAACCCTAACAAGAAAAGCATCAACGATTTCAAATAACTATAAGGCAAATGTAGCCCAGAAATCGAGGTAGCGCAATAATAGATACCTATGAAGATTTATACAGGAATAATTGTCAATATATCAGAATTAGATCCGGATGGAACCGGTCACCAGAAAAAGAAAGTACAACTAGAAGAAGAAATAAATCAAACATCATTTATTGAATTTAACGGCTCTAGAATGCTCGCGCTTCTCTCAGAGTTCAAAGAAGGAGACAACGTCCTTATAGGTGCCGTAAATAAAGGAAGTATATCCAGAAGCGGCGCGAAGTACAATAACATCATCGCTAAGTCAATTCAAGCGGTGAAAAATCAAATAGCATGAAAACAATTTTCAATTCAGAGTTTTTCCCAACACCGGCACCGGTAATTGAAGAAATGCTATTTGGTTTAGATCTTACAGGAAAAGTAATCCTAGAACCATCGGCTGGAAGCGGTCATATAGTCGAAGTATGTCAAGAACGAGGAGCGAAGCAAGTATTAGCCTTTGAAGAACTGGAAGACTTAAGAGCCATACTAGGTTCAAAATGCAAGGTGATAGGAGAAGATTTCTTGCAATGTAGACCGGAGCAGATCAGCCACGTGGATTTCATTATTATGAATCCACCATTTAGCAACGCTGACAAGCATATTCTAAAAGCTTACGAAGTAGCACCTGAAGGTTGCCAGATAATTGCTTTATGCAACTGGGAAACGATAAACAATTCATTCTCCAGAAATCGCAGACAACTTGAAGTATTAATCAAAGAAAATGGAAGCTCAATAAATTTAGGTCCTGTATTCACTGAAGCAGAACGAACCACAGGAATAGACATTGGTCTTATTAAGTTGATCAAGCCGGTTATTTCAGATCAGACCAAGTTCGAAGGCTTCTATTTGGATGCAGACGAAGAGTTTGGAGGGCAGGACGGTCTTTTACCATACAACGAGGTAAGAGACATCGTTATGCGCTACATAGGAAGCTTGAAAGAGTTTGACGAATTCGTAGAACGCGCCAATAGATTAGACGCATATATCAAACCGGTGGGAATGGGAGGTCAAATAGGAATTTCATTAACACATCGAAAGTCAACGCTTGACAAAGAGGAATTTTCTAAAGAGCTTCAAAAGAAGAGTTGGGAATGGATCATAGGTAAACTCAAAATAAAAAAGTTTGTCACCTCTCAGGTGATGAATGATATCAACAAGTTTGTAGAGCAGCAGACACACATCCCGTTCACCCAGAAGAACATTTATCAAATGATGGATATGATTGTTCAGACACGGGGGCAAACGATGAATAAAGCCATAATTGAGGCTTTTGATGCTATTACGAGTTACTACCACGAGAACCGCTATAATCTACCCGGATTCAAGACTAACAAGCATTATTTGGTGGGTGAGAAATTCATTTTTCCATATATGATTAAAGAGAGTTTTCACGGACAGCCAGAAAGCAATTGGAGTTCAGATAACAAAATGGATGACATCAATAAAGTCTTATGCTATTTAACTGGTAGAAACTGGGATGAAATGCTTAGTTATCATCAACGTATATCTGTAAGTAACTGCTACGTTTCTGTTGAGGGTAAAACGATCACAGATGCAATTTTAGCTAGGCTTAATTATCGTGAACCTGGAAGATATAACCACCCTGTTTCATTCACTACAAATGAAGCTTTGGAATTTATTGAAAAGTTCTATCCAGATAAACAATACAACTTGTTTAAGCGTCCTCAATGGGGGCAATGGTGCGACTGGGACTTCTTTGAATTCAAATGCCATAAGAAAGGCACTGTTCACTTCAAATTTAAGGACCGCGATGTATGGGCCTTATTCAATCAACGTGTGGCGGAAATAAAAGGTTTCCCGCTACCAGAAAAACTATAAGAATGGCGAAAAGATTTATTGAGACAGGCTTTTTTAAAGACCCTTTTGTAAGGGGCTTGAAAGGGGCTTACAAGGGGCTATATGTGTACCTTTTTTTGGATTGCTCAAGTGCCGGAATTTGGAATGTTGAATTAGATGTTGCTAAAATCCGATGCGGACTTGATCCCAACATATCAGATGAAGATGTCAGAGAAGTATTTAAAGATAAAATTGTTGAGATAGAAAATGGTGAAAAATGGTTTATAAAAAACTTTCTTAAGGTCCAGTATAACGGCGTTTTAAAGCAAAACAACAAAGCTCATACATCAGCTATTAATGAGCTTTTGAAATATGAATTAATTGAAGAGTTTGAATCAGGAGAATATCGTTTATCAGATAAAATAATCAAGGGGCTTCCTAGGGGCTTACAAGACCCTAAGGTAATAGTAAAAGTAAAAGATAAGGTAAAAGTAAAGGTAAAAGAAGAAGGTAAAAGCGAAATCGCAAAAAATGAAGAGCCCGAATTAGTTTTTCCGTTTGAAACCAAAAACTTCAAAGCCCAATGGGATCATTGGAAAGTCTTCAAGAAAAAAGAATTCAGATTTAATTATAAATCCCTCCAAAGTGAACAGGCTGCACTCACAGAGCTTGCAAACAAATCCAACGGAGACGAAAAGACGGCAATTGCAATTATGCACCAGTCGATGGCCAATGGATGGAAGGGATTTTTTGAACTAAAGAAAAATAAGAATGAAGCAGTTAGCAAAACCAACAAGCAAATCTTTGACACCGCAATGGAAAGCGAAATTGGAAAGAACTTTAGGTTTAAGTAGATCGATAATTCAGCAAGAATCTGGAGTTCTTGTTTCTCAAGAAATGAATTTAAGCATTCAAGACACTTTTTCAGAACCAAACATCAGAAGCGTTTTTAAAGGTGATCACGGAGGAATTGGCTTTAGTGTTGTGAATGTACTGGTAACCCGATTCATTGATTCTTTTGCTTTCAGCAACAAAATGAGTGCTTCTCAAATAGAAATGCTAACCGTGGATTGTCTCGAAAACTTTTCTTACGAAAGTCTTCAGGATATTATTCTGTTTTTCAAAATGGCGAGATCTGGAAAGTTTGGAAGTACTCACCGGAGCCCGGACAACAATTTAATTTTTGGTGAATGGTTTCCGAAGTATTTAGAAGAAAAGGCAATGATACGCGAACAGAATTACGACCGGCAGAAAAACGAACATAACAAAAAGCAGGTAAGCATTGAGGATGTAAAGAAAACTTACGCAGAAATTGAAGAAAAAAATCTGCATCAAAAGCGTTTGAACTACATCGAAAAAATCACTCAAGATATGGACCGGCAGATTTTGGAGGACACAATCACAGACTGGGAAAAAGATGAAAAGCGCAAGCCGTATGTGAAATATCTCAAGGAAAAGAGAAAAAAAGTTTAGAAGATGATTGAGTTAAAAACAATACTAGAAACGGTTGAAAATGAAACTGGTTTAAAAATAAGAACTCATAAACGCAATAGAAATTTAGTTTACGCCAGATATATTTATTACCGACTCGCAAAAGAAATCACAGACACCAGCTTGGATGAAATTGGAAAAGTAGTAAACAGAGATCATTCAACAGTTATTAACGGTCTCAACAAATTTGAGGAAACCATCTTAGTTGATCAGGATTGGTATTTAGTTTATTTGAGAATTAAGCAAAAATTTCAAGGACTTACGGAAGAAGAACGAGAAAAAATTGAAGTCAAAGATCAAGTAGCATTACTAAATCAAAATCTAAGAGCTGCACATCAAAAGATAATTGAACTTCAAAAGCTCACCTCCGATTCAGAAATTTTAAGGTGGATATCATTGCTTTCTGAAGAAGATATGGAAGATTTTAAAGCAAACAGACTTAAGCCTTATTTGATGATAAGAAAATTGATATGAGAAAGAAGCTCACAAAAAAAGATAGAGAATTCATAATCTCAAACAGAATCCAGCTTACAAGTGTAGAGATAGCTGAGAAAATAGGTTTTCATAAATCTACCGTGCAACGCGTTCTAAGAGAAGAAGGATTACAAGTATCAAAGAAATTGCGATACCAAAGAATGGCAAAGAAGATGACCGGCCGTACTTCATTTACACCTGAAATGGACGCATTTTTAATCGAAAACTATCTTAAGATGCCCGTTAAGCCTTTGGGCGAAAAAATCGGAAAGAGTTTCACCGGAGTTATGATTAGGCTAAAGCAATTAGGTCTTAAGATTCCTAGAGTAATAGTAGAAAAGCGCAAGAGGGAAAGTAGAATTCAAAAAGGGACCGTACCACCAAACAGGGGTAAACCTCAAAAAGAATGGCTATCTGGACAATCATTGAAGAATGTTCAAAAAACGCAATTTAAAAAAGGTCAAGATCCGCACAACACTAAATACAACGGACACGAGCGAATTTCTAAAGACGGATATATCGAGATCCGCATTAAAAAAGGAAAATATGTTTTAAAGCACCGACATATCTGGGAACAGGTAAACGGAAAAATACCGGATAAACATATTCTATCCTTTAAAGATGGCAACCCTTTAAACTGCCAAATCGAAAACTTAGAAATCAAATCGATGAGAGAAAATATGATCGATAACTCATTGATGCGTTATCCAAAACCAATACGTAAATCACAAAAATTAATCTGGGAGATATCCCATAAAATCAAACAAAATGGCAAAGAATAAATTATCAGATTTAAACGATCACCTTTTCGCACAATTAGAGCGTCTGAACGATGAAAATATCAAAGGTGAGGATATGGAGCAAGAGATCAGAAAATCTAAAGCAGTTACCGCAGTAGCCGCACAAATCGTAAACAATGCACGGGTAACTCTGGAAGCAGTTTCGTTAGCTGCCAGTGGAAAGTTTGACAGTCACAAGCTTCCGGAAAACTTTGGAGTTAAGCAATTAGGGAAATAACTTGAAACATTAAATTAATCGAAAACTTTTAAGCCTAAAAACTAGGAATAATCACAAGGTTTTCGCATCTTGCATACTCCTTACCAATCTTCCTAAGTCCTGTTAATCAGGCAACAATTTTCAAGAATACCACTTACCAATTTTCCGATTAGGCTAACGCCTTCAATATTCCTTTACGGGCATTTTGTGTCCTTTTGATTTTACATTTCTGCCAACTGGCAATTAAGATTATATGAAAGCGATAGCTAGCTTATTGATGTTGTTGGTCTGTATGATCAGCTTCACGGGATTCAGTAATACTACAACTGACCTGAGCGAGAATTCAAGCGCAACTGAAATCCATAAGGATCAATCTGTGCAAGTGGTAGCCGCTGTTTCTGTTTCTCAGGAATTGCAAGTGAATTTAAAAACAGAACCAGTTGATTTAACTCCGGTGCTTAATGATTTTGAAAAAGCCGAGAAATTAAAATCAACTCTTGTTCAATCCTATGCAGTAGCCCTCACCCCTGAAGTTTATAGGTCCGCAAGAGACGGGCTCAATTGCAGCAATGAATAGCACATATTAAAAATTGAAAGCCTCGCTTAGTAGGTGAGGCTTTTTAAATCGTGGGATAGAGCAGATGGTCAGCTCGCCGGGCCCATAACCCGGAGGCCGCTGGTTCGAATCCAGCTCCCGCTACGGAAATCCAACCTCTGAGTTGACGAACACAGGAGAAGGGTAAAATACGATGACGATTATTCTGCGGAAAAGCCCAATAGTCAATAAGCGTGTTCAAACCCAGATAAGGCTTGAGTAATTCAAAAATCAAGCCTCTGGGTTTTTAAAAAATCGAAAATGAAAATCTCACAATGCGAATTAGTAATAAATCTCGATAAGGCAATTATAAGCCACGAGAATATGATTCTAGGAAACGCAAGTGAGAAAGCAAAGCAACCATACCGCGAGCGGTTGGAGAAACTAAAGGGAATAGGGAAATGAAGAATCACGTCAAGATTTACTTTGAAGCCTTAGGCTACGAGAAAGGAGATTTCATCCCTAGCGAGATCAGCGGAGATAGAGCTGTTGATATAGCACACATAGTTTGCAGGGGTATGGGAGGGAATCCAGACGGAAACCTTGACCGAATCGAAAACTTAATGGCCCAGACAAGAGCTGAGCATTTAGAACTTGGAGACAAGAAGCACACAACCGCAGAACAGTTTAGAAAGCATAGAGATTTCCTTGAACTCAACGGAGTTTCTTTTGATTACGCTTGGATGGATGCTCAGATAGCCAAGTATGAAGTTTACGAAATGGATGCAGTATGAGCGCAGTATTAACCATAGTAGCCACAGGAATAGTTTGCGGAGGAATCGCGGCAGGAGCTTGGCACTTGATATTGATTAGGAAATGATTGTCTCCACCCTGTGAGAGAGTGAGACTAAAGCATTAATTATCAAATAAATATAAAATGAGCAGTTTAGAGGAATTAAGAGAAAATTATCCAGATCTAGTAGAAGAATATTCTGCTATGGATAAAGAGCAACTATTGGAGCAGATATGTGCGGAGGTTCTTGACTTGCATAGGATGGATGAAAGAGTTCAAGTGTTTATGAATGAGTGCACTTTGAACATGAGCAAAACTAACTACACTCCTGAGGTGATAAAGACTTTGATTTCTGCTAAGCAAGAACACGACATTAATGAGTTTTGCTCTGATATGTTAGCAGAATACGAAGATGATCCAGACGAAATGATTAATCAATTAGAGGCAAGAGCCGAAGAAATAATTCGATAGTTATGAAAATTAAAGTCACTGAAAAGTTCATCGATAAGATCACCGGAGAAACCATTCTCCCACAATCTACAATCGAGAGAAGCAAAGAGCGCGGAGAGGAAATCATAAACGCTGGAAAGGGAGTTGAGATAAAGCCGAAGGCTAAAAAGGAAAAGGACAATGAAACCAAATCAACCAAATAGCATTTTTGACGCTTAGTTGTCGCTAATCGTGGCCGTGATAATGATTGATTCAAAGCTTAGGGTATTTGGTTGAGAGTATATGCAACCCGGCAAATTATCACAAGACTGGCTTGGCAGTAAAAAGCAACTGCAAAATGAGAGAGGCTGCGAATAGGCGATCGCACCAGATACTGGCAGAACAATAAGCTATACGCGAGTAGCTGTTCTTTGAAGGTTCGATTCCTTCCCTCTTTCCGAAATAATTGAATTATGAGCTTAGATAAAACTGTTTACGTAGGCAGAAGAGAATATCCTTATGGAAGGATGCTTATGAGTCATATGGCAAGTGCAGATATTGAATCACTTCACAAAATGGCAGATGCTATTGGAGTTAATCGCAAATGGTTTCAAAACAAAAAGAATCATCCTCATTACGATGTTTCAAAAGGGATGAAACAAAAAGCTGTTGAGTTAGGAGCGGTTGAAGTGAGCGACAAGGAAATCATTAGAAAGTGCTATCCAGTCCTATCTAAATTAATGGATGAATGATGAGCAAACTCAATCACATAAAAAGCTATCCAGATACTCAAAGAGATAATCCTGTCTTGAAGAAGTTAGCTGATATCGTAAAAGATCATGATATGGCTGGGGCTATTTTGATAGTGATTGAAAAAGACGAAGAAGAAGATTTTCTGTTTCTGTCATATCACAGACCAGGATTCAGACACAGAGTAAGAACAGCAATTCAAAAAATAGATTCCTTCATTGGTTATTTGTGGACCAGAGGCGAAAGATTTAGATAATGACTAAAAAAACCTTTGAAAAATATAAAGCAGTTATAGACCAATGGTTCGTTAATGGATTTAACGGAGCAGAGGCTTATAGAACGCTTTATCCAAAGGCTAAAAGAGCAGATGACAGCTTTTCTAAAATCCAGAGAATACCAGAGGTTAAAGGCTATATAAAAGAAAAGCAGAACGAAGCTAAGAAGAAACTCAGGACAACACATGAGGTTCTACTTGAAGAATTAGAGAATTGGGCATATTCGGATATAACTGAAACTATTCTTTTGAGCCCTGAGCAAATAAAGGAATTACCAGAAGAAATGAGAAGGTTGATCAGCAAGTATAAGCTGACCTCAAAATCATACAAGGACGGGGATAAGGTTGTTACTGAAACTTTTGTAGAGTTATCATTTGTTAGCAAGGAGAAAGCAATGGAAATGATACACAAACACACTGGTTTCTACGAAAAAGACAACACTCAGAAATCAACTAACATCACAATGTTTGAAATACCAAACAATGGGAGAAGTAAAAAGGATTAGACCGCAAGAAGGTTATCAGATGATGGCTTTGGCTAGTCCTGCAGATATCGTGATTGGAGGCGGAGCCGCAGGTGCTGGCAAAACATTTTGTCTGTTACTCGATCCGCTTAGAGATGTAGATGATCCAGACTTCGGGGCTGTGATTTTTAGAAGACTTACAACCCAGATAAAAGCACAAGGAGGTTTATGGGATGAAAGCAATAAACTTTATCCATTAGCAGGAGCAAGTTCAAACAAAACTGAATTACAGTGGAAGTTTGATAGTGGTGCAAAGGTCAAGTTCTCGCATTTAGAGCACGAGAAAAATGTTACGAGCTGGCAGGGATCGCAGATTCCATTCATAGGTTTTGACGAGTTAACACACTTTTCAAAACAGACGTTCTTTTATTTATTGTCGCGTAACCGCTCAAACAGTAAGATTAAACCTTGTGTTAGGGCCACTTGTAACCCGGATCCTGATAGCTGGGTTTATGAATTGATAAGCTGGTGGATTGGGGAAGATGGATTTCCTATTCCAGAAAGACAAGGAGTAGTCAGATACTTTGTCAAGGATGGAGATACAATGATCTGGGGAGATACGGTTGAAGAATGCTTAACGAAAGCCGCATATTTTATTCAACCACTTGTGGAAGCTTCGGGGATAGATGCCAAACATTTTGTCAAATCAATCACATTTATAGGCGGTTCTGTTTACCAGAATAAAGAGCTTCTAAAGAATAACCCTGAGTACCTGGCAAACCTTGCTTCTCAAGATGAGGATTCTAAACGCCAATTGCTTGACGGAAACTGGAAGGTTTCAATCAATCCGGCTGATGTCTATGATTACAACGCTTTTAAAGATGTATTCACTAACAATTTCGTAAAAGGCGGTAAGAAATACATAACAGTCGATGTCGCAATGAGCGGTCAGGACAAGCTTATCATTTACGTATGGGATGATTTCAGGATTACTGATGTGAGCATTATTGATAAGTCCACCGGTAAAGACGTCACCGATGCTATTATAGCAATGCAGGAGAAACACGGAGTACCTAACCGTAATGTGGCGTATGATGCCAATGGAGTAGGAGCTTTTATCGGAGGAACGAATAACGCATTCATTCCTAACTCAATTCCATTTGATAACGGAAGTAAACCACGTGACACGAAAGACGGGAGAAAGTTTAAGAATCTGAAAACGCAATGTTTTATCCTGAGCGGTGAGCGTGTTGCAAAGAATGAAGTTTGGGTGATGCCTCAAGTGGCAAATAAGATGTTTGATGAAAAACAAACAGTTCGTCAGCGAATGATGGCTGAACGTAAAGCGATAAAGAAAAAGAAAAAATTGGATGAAGAGCCAGAGGCTTTGATTCCAAAAGCAGAAATGAAACAAAAGTATCTCAATGGGGAGAGTACCGATTTACTAGACCCGTTTATGATGCGAGAAATATTTGAACTGGTTGTACCTACGACTGTTTCAAAACCAACAAAACCCAAAGGATTAAACTTTGGATCATAGATTATGGAAGAAGAATTTGACTTTGATTTCACCGACGCGCAAAAGGTAAAAGATTACCTAGCAACTCAAGATGGGCGTCAGAAGAAAATAACCGAATACGCGAAGGAGTACAGCGGAAGCGACGAAGGCCGAAAGCTACGCGACCTGCAGATCGGAAAACGAGAAGATTATACGCAAGGCACCAAAGCTGTTAAAGCCGAGCGTATCAAAGTACAGCTACAAAAGAAGATCGTGAATACTGCGGTTTCTTTCTTGTTTGGTGACGCGCCAACCATTTCTGCTAATGACGCAGATAATGCGAACGCAATCGCAATCCTAGATGTGTACAAGAAGAACAGGATCAGCAACAAGCTTCAGGACTTTGCGGAGAGTGTAATGAGCACAACAATCGGAGTATTCATCTTCTCAATGATGCAAGGTCAGACTGGCAAAGAAATCAAGTCGCGATTCTATACGACCGAAAACGGAAAGTACACGCCTCAATACGATGTATATGGTGATCTGGTTGCTTTCTACTGGGAATTTGTGATTGATGAAGTAGAGCACTTATGGATTTTTACAGATAAGGAGATTCACAAGTACCAAGATGAAAAGTACCAAACATCAGATGCTCACGAGTTCGGTGTGATTCCAGTTGTGTTTGTCGAGCAGGAAGAGCCGGAATGGTTTATTGTTAAGGAAATGATAGACCGTTACGAGATGCTAAAATCAAAGCTTGCCGGATCAAACAACTATTTCGCATTTCCGATTCTAAAGTTGAAAGGCGGAACCGTGACGAATAAAGAAGGTGAGGAAGAAACGCTTATCGATATAACGGAAGACGGTAAATCTCTTCTACTAGGCCACGCAATTCACGACAACCAAGTTGTTCAGGCGGAAGCAGAATTCTTGCAGCGTGACACCGGCGTTCAATCAATCGAACTGGAAAAGGAATGGCTAAAAGAAGACATTCACAGTATCTCTCAAACTCCTGATCTATCCTTTGACAACGTTAAGGGAATCGGAGCGCTTTCAGGTCGTGCACTTGTATTGATGTTACAAGATGCCATCAACAAAGCTAAACGCAAACGTGGAGCTTATGATACAGCAATCAGCCGTATTCTATCAGTAATCAAAAACGGTTTGGGGATTAAAGATGATGATTTAAGCTTCGATATTGAATTCAATTACTCAATACCTGAGGATCTAGCGGAGCAAATACAAATGCTTTACAACGCGACAGGAGGTAAGGCGACAATGAGCCAAGAGACAGCGGTTCAGAATAACCCGCTCGTGAAGAACCCAAGTGAAGAACTGGATAAGATCAAAGCTGAGGGTGTAAGTAGTATTGGTGAAACTTTTAATGTAAGCTAGATGGTACTCAAGTTAAAAACAGTAACCGATAATCCGGGGGTATACAAAGATTGCTGGATTGAATCAGATCACATCATTGGTTTTTGCTGGACAAGCTCAGAAGAATTAGAGGAAGGAGAATGCATAAATCTATTCTTTACCGGCGACACTATCACAGTTAAGAACGAGAAGCATCTTCAAGATTTTTTAATGGAAAGATTTGTAGAACGAGCAATTAAAGCAAAATAGATATGAATATTAAACCATTTAAAGGCGAACAGGCAGAATCCTTAAAAGACGAAAAGCCTCAGTACAAAATGACCAGACGCGAAAAGCGAGATTTCAAGCGCAAACTGGCAAAGCCCAAGTATCAGAAAATCGCAAAGCGTATAATCAAAAATAAGAAGTAGGATGGAAGAATTTGAAATGGAAATGCCAACCCCTTGTGATAGATGCGGCGATTGGTTCGATCTAAATGATGGAGGTCCCAGTAAAGATGGTAAAATTCAGATATGCAGATCCTGTTCTGATAACGAAAGATACTAAACTATGAAAGCAATTGAATTCCAAGAGCACAACGTAAAAATAGCAGAACACCAACCGGAATACGAAACGCTTCCGGCACTTTACAACAAAGAAGAAGGTTCAATGACTTTCTGTTTTGAGTTAGATGAAGAGGAACTGGAGCAGGTGAAAGCTACCGGTAAGATTTACATTAAGCAACTAACGTTCGGAAAAGCAATGCAGCCAATAGGAGGGAGTTGTTTGAAGGAGGTTTTAATCAAGGAGTAATGAGAAGAAAATATAAATCAAACTTTGAAAGATTGTTTATCAATAATCGATGGAGGCAGAAAAAGTATATGAGAAATGGAGACTGGGTTGTTTTTGGTCTTTCTCAAAAGTATTTCAGCCCTTCCGAGTATTCTTTAAACGTTCACCTTTTCGGAATCGATTTTAGATTTTGGTTTAAAAAGATTTATTAATGCCAAACAACAATTGCGAAAACCGTCTCCTATCAATTCTAAGTGCTCAAGAATGGCACTTGGATAGATTGTATGCGGAATATTCGCGCGAGTTTGGTTTCATCTTTCAGAATTACTCAGGACGTGAAAGCAAGCTGCGAAAAAAACAACTCGACAAAGCCTTGCAGCGTTTCAATGATGATTTGGAGAAACTTCTTGAAGAGCAAATCGGCACCGGATTTCAAGCTTCAAATATTTGCAATGATGAATTTGTAAGTGATTATATCAAAGGTATAGAGGTGCCGGAATCACAGGTCAATCAACTATTCGCTAAGAATAACGGAGCGGCCAAAGCATTTATTAATCGTGCTGAAAAGGGGTTAAGACTTTCCGATCGGGTTTGGAACCTTACCCAGCAGACCGAAGAAAGCTTGAATGTAATTCTCGAAAGTGGGGTAGTGAACGGGAGAAGTGCGGCGGATATGGCTCGGGATCTTAAAACCTATCTAAAGGATCCAGATAAACGCTTCCGAAGAATCAGAGACGAAAATGGAAAGCTTCAACTAAGCACACCGGCGAAGAATTACAAACCAGGTCGAGGTGTTTACAGATCGAGTTATCGCAACGCATTACGATTAAGCCGAAACGAGATCAACATTGCGTATCGAACGAATGACTTTGAACGCAGAAAGAATATGCCGTTTGTGATGGGCCAGAGAATACAACTCAGCGCGGCCCATCCTGCTTATGATATCTGTGACGAAATGGTTGGCACATATCCGAAAAACTTCAAGTTCATAGGTTGGCACCCTAACTGCCTTTGTTTTTCAACCTCGATTCTATTGCCACGAGAAAAATTCAAGAACTATTTAGGCGGTGGTGACATTGATAGTCGACACACCATTAAAAACATTCCTGCAGCAGCGCAAAACTACCTGAACGCTAATGCAGACACTTTGCACAACTATAAATCAAAACCTTATTTCCTAGAAGAAAATTTCAAGTACAGAAACGGAATCTACGTGCCGAAAGTAACGGCACTGGCAAATTAAAAGATATGAAAAGCGTAACGGTCACCGTCTTAGAAACTATCGAGAAAACCCGCAACCGGTTCTTTGAAGAGCACGGCAAGAATGCGGAAGATGAAAAGCGCCTGTTTATTAATTGGTACGTTGAGAATCACAACGCGCCGCTTCGGGTCCTGATCAATGATCTATCCGATTACTATTTGCATATTTCCGAGAACCGCATAATACGCTATCTAAATGAACAGGAATAAGAAATTACTTGAAAAACGTGTGAAGCAGTCCGGAATGTTCTTTGAAATCAAAAAAGCTGCCGGATCAAGTTCTAAACGAGCTATTATTGAAATCTCTCAAGCGCTGGGGGTTTCTGTGAGTGTAACTACTAAAGATTTGGTAAAGTATCGGAAGGGTTTCCAGTCCATTAATAAAATTTTCATTAGTCTTTAATTTTAAAATGAAACCCCACATTAAAGCAGATAGGGACATTGATTTCTTTAATTATGATAATTCCATTTGCTGATAGAATTTTTAAGTTTGGATCAAGTTTAATTATTATATATTTTATAACTCTATTCGATAGTGAATTTAAAAACATATCTTGATTTATATTTATTCGAGATGAATCAATACGCTCTTGAATTTTTTCTGGGTTTAAACTTTTGTCTATAATATTTTTTAATGATAGAGAAGAATCAATAATTTTTTTATCTAAAATTAATCCTCCATCAATTACCATATTTTTTTGAATCTTAACTTTTATATTTTTATAGAGAACTTGGTAATCTGAACTTAAAAGGCCGTACCATTGGATTGAAGATTTGTTCACAATTCCTTTTCGAATTGCTGATAAATAAAGTTTACTCAGATGTTTCTTTGTATTATCTTCCTCTAGGCGTAATTTATAAGTTTCAACAAGTTTAATATCATTATTTTCAATAATAGAAGGGTGAATTGCCCAATTAAGACCATTTAAATTGCTTTCTACCGACGGGAAAACTATGATAGGAATATTAACGTCATCAGACGCATATAATATATTGTGGGAGTAGGCTGAAGTAATATGATATTTAAAATTACCCTTAGTACCATAAAGACTTCCCATTTTTTCGATTGAATACATTAAACTATTTTGATATTCTTGGGGTAAATTTTCAGATAAACTAAAAAACATAGTTTTTAATTTTTCTTGAATAAAACTAAGTTGGTTAGTTATAGAATAGGTTTTTGGATTTATTATAGCAAGTATTGGTGTGTTTTTTTCAACATTTAATTCCCAAATTGATAAATAGAATATTTCTTTTGTTCTAATGCATCCTTTCATTTCTTGAAAGGCTGTGAACGGATCTGACGCTCCGTATAAAACAGGGTAGCCTTCAAGATGGGCTCTTCCATTAGCTCCATCTTTGTTATAAGAAAAATCGTTAGGGTTATTTTCATCAAACGTTGACCAAGTTTTTGTAATTCTGTAAATATTAATTTTGGGCGAGTTAGGTTCTAATGTTATACACGGATAGACGGAATTATGAGTGATATCGCTAAATTTTTTAATTATAGTTTCGAATGACATTGATCCATTTATCTCTTTGTCAATTCTTTTAAATTGTTGATCTATCTCCTGCTTTGTGAAAAATTTCAAGTCTAAACTCTTGTTGTAAATCATAATTCATAAATATTAATTTTTTGTAATAGTTTCAAATTCCAATATTGTTAATTAACTATTAGCAATACCTAAAGTTTAACCTTTTTAGATTATACAATTTACTTCAATCACCTCGCTCATTTGAGTAATATATCTTTAAGAAAGATACTTTTGTAACATTTTCCATACCTTAGATAAATTTTGACAACCGAATTTCACTTGTTTAAAACAATTACGGTTAAGCCTGTCTATAGTTTTCATAAAAACCGGATACCTTGTAACTTTATTGTTGAAAAATTAATTGTTTTTGAGTTTTTTGGAATTATTCCTATTACAATGATGCCGGCTTTTTTATAGTGTAAACCTTGTCAATAATTCTCTTAAAGCCTGCCATATCGGCTTTGGTTATGAGCATTGAGGAGTTGGTCTTAAATTGCAATTAAATGAAAACCTCCATTTCATTTCTTTTTTGTATAAAAGTTCAATGTACTGAAAAGAATAAGTGATGTTTATTCATAAAGGATATTTCATATTAAAACTTCAATAATCGTTTTAACACATTAAAAAGCCTAAATGAGATTCTAAACTTGATAATGATATCGGGTACCATTTGTGACCATCTTCATTTAAAAATTTGAAATGTTATTTCAATTTATTGTCTCTTTTGAGTTGTTAGATATTTTTTTTTTAAAAGCATACCACCTACGCACACCAACCTTTGGTTTTCTAAAATACTTCATCTCACCTAAATATTTTTACGATCTAACGTATTAATCAAAACGATCGTAAGATGACATTAAAAGAATTTATTAAGAAACTCAAACTAGCGGCCCAAGATAAGGAAGCAGCCGAGGAGCTTAAAAAATTTGGCATAGAAGCCGAAACCATTGAGGAATTTGAAAGACTCGATGTACCTACTACTCTAGACGAAGCACTTAAAATTAAAGGAGTGCAGAGCGAATTTGACAAAAGACTTGCAAAGTCTGCTGATACTCGTGAAGCAAAACTTAAAAAGAAGTATGGCTTTGGCGAAGAGGAAGAGGAAGAAGAGGAGGAAGAGGAAGAAATCCAAACGAAAGATCCTGCTATGAAAGCATTACTTGCAAAGCTTACCAAAATGGAAAAGGATCTGGAAGCTCAAAAAGCTGAGAAGCAACAACAAACTGCGGCTCAGAAAAAAGAAGCAGCTCGTAAGTTCCTCAAATCAAAAGGCATTTTACCTGGTTACGCCAGTGAATTGGACTTAGAAAAGGATTTTGAAGAGCAATTTGAAACCGTTAAGGAGAAATTCGAAGCAGACGGTGGTACAATTGTAATCGAAGATACTGATCCGAATCCAAGGCATACTCAGCGATTACCAGTTCCTAGAAACGGCGGGGCTAAAAAACCATCGAAAGAGGAAATATCCAAAATCGTAGGATAATCACTAAAAACCATTACCAATGGCAGTATTAGATTTAAGCGTCGAAGATCAAAAGGAATATTCTGAAGGTATCGACGGCGTTGCTATCAAAAAATACGTTCACGGCCTTGAAGGTGGAGCAGTACTTAATACTACTGGCTTTGCTGACAAATTCATTTTTGAAGGTCATGGCGTAATCAGAGAAGACGGCGAATTTAAGCCGCAGCCGACAGACGGCTCAAAACACACTTTACTCGTTGGGGTTGTTCGTTCTACTACAAGAACAGCAAAACCTTCTACCGGTGTAATGACCGGAGGGTACATCAACAATGAAGTTGTAAAGTATAAGTTTAACCAGAATTCTTTAGATGCTTTAAAAGCTCTTGGAATTTATAATCAACCAGACTACTAATGGCAACACAATCCATATTTAAAGATCTGATTGATGAGTATATGGAATCAGTTGTACTTGCTCAATACGAGAAAGTAAACGGATCTAAGGATGCTCCCAATTATCTGCATGAGCAGTTTCTTACCCCTGAGTATAGTGCTGATATGACTTACAGCTCTATGAGTGGTGATTTTACCCGAATTACGGCTGATATTGTTGCTTTCGATTCTCCTTTACCGGTGAAATCAAGAGCGCGTATTAAAAGTGCTTCCGGAGAAATCCCTAAGATGGGTATGAAGTTCTTGCTCAATGAAAAGGAAATGAATACGCTCCGCATTTTGCGTAGAGATACCGGACGCAAGACCGAATTGGCTCGAAAGGTTTTCAATGATTCTGAAAATGGAATTTTCGGGGTTAAAGAAAAGATCGAGCAAGCAATGTTGATGGGATTATCAGGTGGAGTAGCTCTTGTACCTGAAGAAGAGAACACTGGAACAGCAGTTCGTGTGAACTACGACATTCCAGAAGGAAACCAATTTGGTGTAACTGGTAAATGGAGTGATCCAGATTCAAAACCTTTGACAGATTTACGTAGAATCGTGAAAGCTGCAAAAGGAAAAGGAGAATATCCAAACACTATTTGGATGAATACCGATACTTTGAATAATCTTTTAGAGAATAATCAGATTAAAGCTCAGTTCGCTTGGAATCAGAATTTCTCCGGGGATAATCCAAATATTCCAACCTTGGATCAGGAGCAGTTAACCGCATTATTTACAAGAACAATGCGAATGAATCTTATTGTTATTGATAGAACTTTTGTTCATCAAAAGAACGGCAAGAAGATCGTAACTGAAGGATGGACTCAGGATATGGTTGTCTTAACCACAGGAACCAACATTGGATCTTTGGTATATTCAACTTTAGCAGAGGAAGAATTCCCAGTTGAAGGTGTTCAGTATTCTAAAGCCAATGATTATATCTTGGTTAAAAAGTGGGGTACTACAGATCCAGTTAGTGAAGCAACAGGCGTTGAAGGGATTGTATTTCCAATCCTTCAGAATGTAGAATCTATTTTCTACATCAACTCAGAAGAAGCTACTGCTGCTGAGGATGCACAAACTGAAGGCGATGCAGTTTATACCTACAATGGTACTGACTACACCAAGGCTTCTGTAGTAGCGGGTATTAATGCTGCGGACGAAACTCCAAAAGCAACCGAAGCGCAAACAGACGCAACATTAGCTAAGAAAATCGATAGTCTTTCTGAGGAAGGAGTAGCGAAGTTTGAAGCTGAACTTGTAGAATCTGCATAATGAATAACACTGACTGGCTTAATGAACTCGTTCCTGAGGTTAGTCAGGGCATAAAAACTGCTGTTATGACGGCCAGAGGGGTAGACCCTTTGGCTGTTTATAATGGTAGCGAATCCGTAGAATTAGCTGAAGCTGATTTGTATATGCGGATTTTAATAATGCCAGAATTCTCCGAAGGGAGCCTAAGCATTAAATACGATGCGAGTTCTTTGAAAGATGCTGCGAATAGAATATACCTTAAGTATGATGATGATCGCTATTCAAGCGGTCAGCCAACGATCAAAAGGCAAAAGCTATGAGACGCTATCCGCATACCGCAAAGATTAAGATTGAGACAACAAGTGATGGTCCTATACCAGAGGTAACTACAACTACTATTGATTTAAAGGGTCGATATGAACCAAACAGCCAATCCGGAGGGAACACCTCGCTCGATTATTCGGCTAAATGGTATTGCCCTGTAATTACCGAGGTAGATGTAAATGCAAAAGTTTTAGATGGGAACAAGCTTGAATTCAATGGTTCATTTATTGGTATTTCAAGAGCTTGGAACTATCAAACGCATTGCGAGATATGGCTGGATTAAAACCGATGTTCAACTTAGGAGCGATTAAGAATTATATGCAGGATCAAATTGATCAGATTGCAGATAAGTCTATTCAAGCACTTCAGTATGAAGGTGAATTGTTTGTGACAAGAGCCCGGCAATCGGGAAATTATTCAGACAGAACCGGAAACCTAAGAGCATCCATTGGTTATATCATCTTGCAAGATGGTAAAGTTGTCGATCAGAGCTTTCAAGGGAAAGAAGAAGGCGTTCAAAAAGGCCGAGCATTCGCAAATGAAGTGGCGTTAGATTATCCGAAAGGAATGGTATTGATAGGTGTGGCCGGAATGGGTTATGCAGCGGCAGTAGAAAGCCGCGGCTATGATGTAATTACCGGTAGCGCTCCAAACTCTAATGATATAAAAGATTTACTAGGTGCAATCAACATATAACATATTACTGGCTTTATATGAGGTGCTAAACGTGCCGGTTGTTACCGATGAAATCAAAACCATCAAGTTTGGACAGGTTTCAAAAATTACTCAATCGGAATTTATCGCGCTTAATACGATCAATAATCCGAATCAGTACTTGCAAAACGGATTTGCAAACGTGAACATTCACACGCAGAAACTTTCAGCAGGAGAAGACAATCACAGCAGATTTAAAAAGCTAATTGACATTATAATTCCATTACTGGATGAAACTCAGATCACAACCGAACACGGCACTTTCTATTTCCAGATTGATGACGATAAGGGAATTTTTGATGACCCAGACAGAGACGGAATGAGTTATTACAATTTAAGAATCGAATTTCAGACATTATGAAAACGAATAACATTTTAGGCTTAGCAAGCATTGCACTAGGAACACCTGGTGATGGTGTAATGGGAGCCGCACTTACTGAGTTCACCGATGTTGAAGTAGGCTCTGTGGTTATTGAAGGCGCAAACTCCAACGAAACTACAATTGCTACTGAAGCAGAGGATAGCTACTTGACAGTAGATGATACCGCAGATCCAACCTCATTAACCTTCCGCTTATTTGGAGTTACTCCAGAACAGCGCGTAATGCTTATGGGAGGAAAAGTAGGAATCGCTGAAGACGGCGAAGATGAAGGGAACTATATGGCCCCCGCATCAAAACCAAGCATTTATCTTTCTTTAAAAGCTGTTGGCAAAGCAATCAACGGTAAAAAGGGAGTAATTAAAATCCCTTACGGAAAAGTAAACGCACGTGAGCAAGGTACAATTACAAAAAACGGTCTTCCAGCTGTTGATGTAACTGTAACAGCAAACACTCCTGTATCAGCGGCAGGAGATCAAGGCTCACCTTACATCTTAGGATTTGAGGACGTAGTTTAATATTTATTTTGGTTAATAAATTGAAAGCCTATGCTGTGACCGGTATAGGCTTTTTTTGACATATTGAAAATGAACGACAAACAAAAGCTTATAGCCGCCTTGATCGAACAACCAAGTCGCTATAAAATAGACGTGCAAGACAGCACAATGCTTCCCGACAATTTGAAGCAAAAGAAAGAAATAGAATTCGTGGTTAAACCACCCTCGATGGGAGTCCTTGCACTATGCGCAAGTGAAATCCAGAATTTACCTAACCACCTCACAAAACCAGAGGCACAAATATCTTTTGTAGATGCTTTGCCTTATGCTGATAATATGATCCGAGTGATCTGCATACTAGCACACGCAAAAGAATCAAAATACCCAAACTGGTACGAACCATTCATCAAGAATAATTGCACACCTAAAGAAATCTACCAGATCTTCCAAGAAACAACCCTTAAGATGCAATCTGATTTTTTTTTGCACTCTTTCCAGATTGCAAGTCAGACCAATCCAATGATGATGAATCTGACAAAGCGAAAAGATTAAATCCTTTTCAAACCATTGGGAGTGTGTCTCATTACTACCATTATGACTATCATAAAGTACTCTGGGAAATGAGCTTTCAAACTATCGTACTGTTAAACGCTTCTATCCCAAAATCCAAAGCAGACAAAAAAGAAGAAGAAACCAACGACTTCAATTCACTAATCGCTAAAGCAATGAAAAAATGAAACAGTTATTCAATCATATCTACTCAAGAATTAAGGAAATCAATTTTGAGGAAAATGAACTTTGCAAGCAGTACTGGCTAAAGATTGAGCGGCTCAATGCTAATTTCAGCGATCAAGATGCGATGGAATTATTGTTTGACAATATCGAGTGGCTTATCAATACTGAGGTAGTAACCGGCTTAGCGCTTAAGAAGCTTGGAAACGGATTGTTGATGAAGGAGGCTGGTATTTATTTTGGAGGTGAAGTCAAAATACACAACCGTCAAGCGATTCTTTTCGGAGATACCAAAGCAATAGTAACCGGTCATTCCCGAATCAGAGCGTTTGACAACTCCGAAGTCGAAGCTGATGACAGTACTTTTGTTTCTGTATATCATAATTCAAAGGTAGATGCTAAGAATTGCAAGATTCAAGCTTTCAATAAAGCTCAGGTGAAAAGCCGTGGTTTTTGTTTGATCGAAGATTACACAGATGGAGGGAAGATTGTCTCTGGGTCTAAGGATTTAGTTTATTGAACGATAAAATGTATTAAACGGTAATTATTAGAATATGAAATTTTAAGTTTAGACTAAATTTCTATTCTATGCGATTACTTCTACTTTTCATTGTGTTTATTATACAAACTCTAAGCTTAAATGCTCAAACGACTCTATTAAATATTCGGGTAGACTCAATATCGACTCGTACCCATACAGTCGAGCAAAATCAAGCCATAATTTTATCCGAAATACAAAACTTGGAATCTGAGTTTCAAGAAGTAAATAAAATTAATGATTCATTGAGAGTAGAGCTAGCCCATTATCAAGCTAAAGAAGATTACTTTGCCACTGCATTAGGAACTCAAGCGACGCGATTTAGTACAATGTTGGGCATTATTGTGGGATTAGCCGGTTTATTCTCCTTTGGTGTATTTAAATATGAAATGATTTCTCAAAAGAATCAATTTACAAAACTAATAAATAATCAAAACGAGCTGTTCAATAAGGAATTGATACGATCTCGTGAAATGGAGAAAAAGTTAAGTATTACAATGGCTAATTTAAACGTAACCATTGCCAAAACAGCTTATCCAAAAAGTAAATCTATAGCATTACTTTTCTACCTTAAATCTGTAAATAATTTTATTCAGCATGAAAGAATTAAAAATGATTTAGATAATGATAAATCACCAAATTATACTGTGGCATTGACGAACATCCAATCAGCAAAGAATATTTTGAAGTTATATGAAGAAAATAATTATAGTGATGATTATAAAACAGCTTTTTTAAATAATTATAGTAACTATATAGAAACAATAGGTTCAATGGAGTTTACAGGAAGTGATGATATGAATTTTGCTGTTTCTGAAATTAAAGTAGAATTGAAAAAGGTACAAGATAAATTCAAAAACTAATCATCTATTCTTTTATTAAAATTATCTATTTGCAAGTGTTTAATCTCAACTGGCACTTGAAGAATCTCTCCATTAATATATTTGTCAGCAAATACGGTCTCAAAAGTAACACTATCAGCAATTAAGAAGTCTGGTAGATTTCCTACTATAAACTGCAATTTGGTTTCATCAAAAAAAGGGCAAAGAGAAATTCCTTTATTATTAGCATAGGTTACCAGGTTACTGAAAATATCCTGCTTATTAATTATCCATTTTTTACCCTTCCATTCTCCAAATTGATACCAGTATTTATGCGATTTAAAAAATCCAGCCGGTAAATTGTATTTGACGTTATCCAGTTTCAAACACTCCCAACCGACACCACAACTTCTACCAAGCATTGCTTCATCATAACAGTCACCAACCCAGTGAGCCTGTAAAATGAATTGATAGGGAGCAACCGGTTTTCCGTTATAAGTTGCTGAAGTGCTTCTCCAATTCTGAATGATGCCGAACAGGGTTCTGATGTGCTTATAAGCGTTCAGCAAATCCGAAATCTCTAGCGTAACAGTTGTTCCATCATATTCCGCTCCGAACTCTTTAGCAAGCTTTAGAGCCTCCGGAAAGTGCTTCGATTTGGATTTGCGGAATTGCAAGACATACATAGCCGCAAGTTAGCGAATTATGTTTTGCGGTTGGTTGATAGATTGCTGTTATAAAAGTGTGGCATCTACGCACACTAAAGCTTTAAGTTGAAATTAAATAAGTGTTTGCTGAATAGATTGCTTAGAAATACGAAGCGCTGATAAATTACGAGTTTACCAGCGCGCCTAACAATCACAATAAAAAGCACTTATTATGACTACTTCGCCAAAAGTACAAAAATCTTCTATTTCTGAAATTTGGAAACCCGTAAAAGGTTTTGAAGGATATTATGAATGCAGTAGCTTGGGAAATGTCAAAAGCCTTATTAAGGATAAAATCCTGAGTGGAGGAGTTACTAATCGGAACAGAAGGGTTACTCTTTGTAAAAATGGGAAAAAGAAAGTATACTCTGTTTCTCGGTTGATTGCTTACCACTTCTTACCTGAAAACGTATTAGGCAATATCATTAAGTATAAAGACGGTAACTCTTTAAATAATGCAGCGAATAATTTAGAATGGATATATTCAGAAAGAGAATATCTAAAATCAATTAAAAAACCAGTGCCGCTTCAGTTTAATGGTGAAATTTGGAGAGATATCGAAGGTTTTGAAGGAAGTTATCAAATTTCAAATCTAGGTCGAGTAAAATCATTGCCCGTTCTGAGGACATCTCCTAAAACCGGATTAGTTTACAGAGCTGAAGAAAAAATCCTTAAGCAGCCAAATAGAGCGGGATATTGTTCTGTCAGTTTATTTTGCGAAAAGAAAATTCAAGTCATTATTCTTGTGCATAGATTAATAGCAAGTGCATTTATTCCAAATCCAGAGAATAAACCTCAAGTTAATCACATCAATGGAATAAAAACGGATAATCGAATTGAAAACTTAGAGTGGTGTACTCCTAAGGAGAATTGTGTACATGCTCACGAAACTGGCCTTTCAAATTACAGAGGTGAAGTACATCATCTAACACCTTTCACAAAAGAAGAAATTCTAAAAATAAGAGAAGAATACAAAAATAATGATATTTCACATAGGGAATTAGGTTTAAAATACGGGGTTTCAAAATCAACTATTGGTTGCATTATTAGAAGAAAAACTTGGAAACACGTTTAGAGTTGTAAACATCTAGCACCTACGCACACCCGAAGGCAAAAACAGTCATTTAGAAATCCTGTAATTCTACTTTGCATCAAAACAAAGTAATGGCAGTACGGGGTAGTAACAGCTTGTTTTTTGCAAGTGGATTAGACAATACGCAGCTTCAAAAAGGTGCGATAGATGCGGTAGGTATAGTTCAAAACCTCGCTAGTTCAATTGCTAGTATAAATCCGTTCGCCGCATTAGTTGTCGGTGCCGCATCCGCTTTTGCTGCAATAGCTAATGAAGGTTACAAAATGATGAAAGACTTTGAGTCTGCAATGGCTGAAGTCAAAACAATTGCCGGTCTTCCTGATGCTGCATTTGATGATCTTTCAAAAAAGGTGTTTAATCTCTACAAAGAACTAGGAACAGAGCCGCCAGACGGACTTGCTAGGGGACTTTATGATATCATTGGATCTGGTTACGAAGCTTCTGAGGCTCTTGAGCTGTTGGAGGTTTCCGCCAAAGCAGCAAAAGCCGGTGTGACTTCTACCGCAGTCGCTTCAGATGGTCTTACCACTATTCTAAATTCATTTCAGTTACAAGCAGAAGATGCAGCACGTGTGGCCGATGTGATGTTCGCAGCTGTTGATCGTGGTAAGATTTCATTTGAGGAGCTTGCCAGACAAATAGCGCAAGTGGCGCCACTGGCAGCTGCTTCCGGGTTTTCATTTGAAGAAATTGCCGGGGCGATTGCAACCTTAACCAAGCAAGGTACACCAGGAGCGCAAGCGATGACACAAATTCGTTCTGCAATTGAAGCATCAAACGAAGTACTTGGTGAAGGAGCTTCCAAATCGCTAACCCTTCAGCAAGCTTTTCAAAAGATGTATGACACCGCCGGTGGAAGTCAAAACAAACTTAAAGAGTTGACTGGTAGAGTAGAGGCTGTAAACGGCGTTCTTGCAATTGCTGGCCCTAACCTTCAAGGAGCTACTGAAGATATGCTTGCAATGAGTGATGCGGCTGGTAGTGTTGATAAAGCATTCGACATTATCACGCGCACAACTGCCAACCAGTGGGAAATATTTGGGAATAGACTTCGCGCAAAATCCGAAGAAATCGGTAATGCAGTATTGAGAATGAGCAATGGTATTGCTGAGGATCTAAACCGAATTATCGGCCCCACCGAAAGCCTTTCTCAGAAATACGAAGATCAAGCCAAAAAGGTAAGCGCCCTCTATGCGGAGTACAAAGATTTGAACACCGAAGAAAGTAGAAGAGTTGAAATACTCGAAGAGATACGCGCAATCAATCCATCAATTCTATCCGGAATAAATGATCAGACAGATGCTTACAATAGATTAGGCGATGCGGTGAGACGTTTTAATGATTATGCGCTTAACAAAACAATTGTAGATGAAAAGTTTGGTGATGACATCAACAATCTACAAACAGTCGTAGACCGATTTAGTAAGCAGCAGCGCGAAACTAGCGCCGCACTTTATAATGAATATGCTGAGTTCCTTACCAGCCTTCCAAACCTTACGGCTTCATATCAGAAGGAGCTGATCAAAATAATTGATAGCGAAGATGATCGTCTGGAGAAGATCAGGAAAATACGAGCGTTGATCATCGACAACAACGCTTCCGGACAACAACGACAAGAAATTCCATTTGCAGATTTAAAGCAGTATGACAACCTAGGTCAGACACTTGAAGGCCTTCGCAAAAGGTTAGTTGATACCAAAGATGCAGCGGATGATTTCGCAAGATCACTATCGGATAACGAAACGGATGCATCATTTGTAATTCAGGAAATCCAGAATATAAATTCGCTCCAAGAGCTTGCCCAGAAATACGGAGATTTCGAAACAGCATCTATTAAAGAAGCCGTTAAGGCTAGACGTGAATATCTGAATGAACGCATCAAAATTGAAGGAGTAATTCAGGAAATCAACAGCGTTACAATTGCTCAGTACAAAGAGAACAACGATGTTCTTAAGCAATATTTGCAATCCGATAATGAAGAAATTGTAAAAGCTGCCAAGGCCAGACAACGTGCGCTTAATAGTAATTACACTCCAACAGGAACGGGAGCAGGAGATACAAGCAAGGACGCTTTTGTCGAAATGCTCAAAGCTCAAGAAGAGAAATACAAGGCATATCAGGCAGTTGTGAATCAAATCGGTAAGGAAATAGCCGATAAGCAATTTGAATCCCTAATTAAGCAAGGTGCAGATTACGGGGAGTTCCTTAAAAATAAACTCGCTCAAACTAAATCATTTGCTGAACAACAAAAAATTGCTCTGGCTGCTGAAAACGCAGGTATTGATTTGAATAGAGAAAAAATTGTCTCAGCAAACACGTTGCAGCCTATAACCGTCCCGGTAGATTTTGAGATTGATACAACCTCTGTAATAGCAATTGAACGTGAAATAAATAGACTTCAAGAAAAATTTGACAAATCTCAGATTGATGATGATAAAAAATTATTAGCTGAAAGATTAAAGAACAAAAAGAAGCAGCTTGAGGAGGCTAGGAAATATTTAAAAGAAGAGGAAGATATTTATTCTGACCTAACTAGAAGACTAGATGATTTATCCTATAGAGAGCTGATAAATAGAATTAAGGATTTAAAAGCAAGGGTAAAAGAAGAACGCAAAACTGCAGATGAAATAATTAAAATACAAGGCGAGATCCAATCATCCGAAATCGCTTTAGGAGATAAATTACAAGATACTGCGCAGAGTATTTCATCATCATTTAGCGAAGTCGCTTCACTATTTCAAAAATTCGGAGATGAAGACACAGCTAAACTCTTGGATCAGCTTGCTGGTGTAGCTGCTGGGGCAGGTCAATTGGCTAAAGGAATAGCAAGCGGTAATCCTGCAGATATTATTGGCGGTGGTCTACAAGTCCTTAATTCAGCGCTTACCATAGAAGTAGAATCAGACACAGAAAAGTTTGAAAGAGCTATCAAAGAGCTAAACAAAGCTATTGATAAACTCGACTATGTCATTTCTCAAAGTGTAGGAAAAGAAAAGGTTAATAGTCGTTTAAGTCAAATAGAAGAATTGGCTGATCTCGAAAGACAAGCCAATCTTGCAGCAGAAGCCGAAAAAGAGGCTGAAAAGCAGGTTAAATTACTAGGTATAACTATCGGAAAGAAGGGTAAGGGGAGCGGAACAGATCAGGCAAAGCTTGAAGAATTAGCTGACCAGGCCGAAGAAGCTAGACGTAAGGCTCAAGAATTGCGAGAAGAACTACAGCAAATATATACCGGTACAACTGCTCAGTCAATCACAGATAGTATTATTGAAGGCTTTAGAAATGGAAAGTTAGCCGCTGAAGATTTTGCAGATGATTTTGGAGCCTTAATGAAAGATGCGCTTTTACAAGCATTTCAAATTAAGTATTTAGAAAATGAGGTTACAAAATTTTATGATGAATTTGCTGAAGCAGGTAAAGACGGAAAATATACCTCTTCAGAAATAGAAGCGCTACGAAACTTTTATTCAAGTCTTATCAATGGTGCTCAAAGCGATCTAGATGCAATCAACGCAATACTTGAGGATAGTGGTATTGGTGCGCTTGGTTCTGATGCGTCTCAAAAGCAAGGATTAAGCGGAGCCATTACAGCGATCACAGAAGATACGGCCAATATATTAGCTGGATATCTCAACGCCATGCGATTAGATGTTCGTCAAGGTCTTATTGTAAATCAACAAGCTGTCACCTATTTAGCTCAAATAGAGATTAACACAAGATACAACAGATACCTAGAAAGCATTGACGGGCGATTCGCAAGCATTGAGTCAGCAATTCTACAATTTCAAGCAGGAGGTTAAATGAAAATATACAGATACATAAACGAGGTAAAGACTGAGCTTGAAGATATTAACATCGACGGTCAGACAGAGTTACGTCAAAAAATAGGAGGTGAAGACCTGGTGACCTCACGCTTTACAATTGAAGGCAGAAAGCTTGATTTGCAAATAGGGGATTTTATAGAATTCAAGGATTCAGTGTACACAATTCTTGATGAACCACAGGTGAAAAAATCACAAAACACATTCATCTACAATCTGCAGTTTAAGTCAGATATGTATATCCTGAAAAATGTTCAGGTAATGTTGGATGATGACTCGGAGTTTTACTTATTTGGTGATCCTATTGATGCCATAAGCTTAATCATATGGAATCTTAATCGGGTTTATGGTGAAGGTGTTTTTTACGCTGACTATGTTGAACAGTTAGAAGGAAAGAATCTAAACTTCACCAATGAAAACTGTTTAGCAGCACTTCAAATGCTAGCCACTGAATTTGAATGTGAGTTTCAAGTCAAAGGAAATCAAATCACCTTTCGCAAGAAGATAGGATCTGAAGCGGATTTAAAATTTGAGTATAAGAAGGGGCTTCGGGATATCGAACGCTTAACCCTTCAAAACGCGGAGTTGCTTACTGTTCTATATCCAACGGGTAGTACGCGGAACATTACAAACGAATACGGCAGCAAACGTTTAAAGATACCCAAGCTTCAAAACAATGTTGATGTGTTTGGGACTATTGAAAGAAGTATAACTTTTGAAGATGTCTATCCGCGCTTAAACGGGGTAGTTTCTTCATCCTCCAGCATTTCAAAATTTCGAGATACAGCAATTGATTTCAATATCAACGATCAATTAATAGGCGGAGCTAAAGCAAAAGTAATTTTCAATACTGGGGATCTTGCCGGTCGTGAATTCGAAATTGCTAGTTATAATAATCAGAATAAAGAAATCGAGATAATTCCTTATACGGATGAAACTGATTATAAAACGCCAAACGAAACCTTCAGACCGCGCTCTGGAGATAAGTATGTTCTGGTCAATATCAAAATGCCTCAGGCGTATATCGATAACGCGGAAGCAGAGCTTTTGGAACGCGCAACTGAATATCTAGAGAAGTACAGTCAACCAAATGTGATTTACAAGGTTTCGCCGCATTACCCGTATTTACGCAGAAACCAAACAGAACTGAACATTGGGGATATCATAACGATAACCGATGAAGATTTCGGTATTGATTTTCAGGTTAGGATTTTAAGCCTGTCACAGAAGCTTAATAATCCTTTTGAATACTCACTAGAAATTGGTAGCCAAGTAACAGTAAGCTACATCGCTCAGGTTCTTTCAGATCAACGGAATATTAAGAATACAATTTACTTAAACGAGCAATATGTAAGTGAACAGTTCAACCGTATATATAATAACATCGGAAACTTTAAAGCTCCGCTTTATGTAAATATGGGAGAGTTCGATGCTGAAACCCTTTACCATAACTCTCAGAATCGAGTGGATTATGTTTTCCGATTAAATGAAGAAGGACAAAAAGAATGGTATTACTACATCGGTGAAGATAATCAATCTGCTCAATGGATAAGTGCCAACTGGCAGTTCATAGATGACAATTTTGAAATCATCGCCACTAATACAATACTTGCTGAAAACGCAAACATTGGAGACTGGTTAATTCAAAGCGGTCAGATAGTATCTCAGGCTATTGTTGAAAACGAAACTCCTGAGCTTGTACGGCCAAGAGTGCAATTAGATGGTGAAATTGGATTGGCACGATTCGAGAACAAAACCGTGCAAAACTTTGATGGTGTTCTAAGATATTATAATCAAAGGATCAGTATAGACAGTCAGTACCCGGCTATTAACTGTTTACGAGATGGTGACGAATATATGGAATCTGGTGGAGCTTCGGTAAGCAGTGACGGAATAAACGGTATTTACGCAGGACTGGACACCGTTGTCTTAGGTGGTGCAAAGCCAGTAGCAGGTTATGCAACTATTATTGGAAGGGGACGGGCAAAAGTAGCAAAAGGAAACCCGCAAGGCAGGGCATTTATTGCCGGGCTATTTGGTGTTGCTGAAAATACTGCAGCTGATGGGGTTGATGCTTTTGGGGCCTACGTGTGGGATCTCAAAACACAGGGAAGATTTAAAGGGGTTAAAAGAATTATTCAAAATGTAGACTACACTATCTCTCAGCACGACGAGTACATTTCTTGTTATAACACGGAAGCAATAAATATCTACCTACCTGATCCAACTACGCATCCTGAGGGAAGAGTTTTAAAGATTAAACGCACCGACGCTTCTGTCACCATCAACGGTAACATTTTCAAATCAGAAATAGAAACAGACCTATTAATAAATATAGGTGACGCTTGGGAATTCACAAATGACGGCGTCTACTGGCAAGCCAATGTAACACAAGGTTAATGACATCATTCAATAACATATTACTTGCAGACTTAGGAATCACCGTGCAGTTCATAACCGGTTATCTAGATATGCCAGCGCGACAAGGTGAAACATTCTATGATTGGGGTGATGAAATTGAACCTCTTATCAGTGAGGATGATATTTATTTCGGATCGCGCAAGATAATTATAGAAGCCTTTTATAAAGGAAGCGATTGGTATAACTCAGCTAAGCAATTAGAAGAGGTTACAACTGAAGAAACCCTTACAACACCTTATGGAGATTTTGAAGTAAAACTCAACCAACTCAAAATACTAAAAGATTTTAAAGGTGTAAAAACGTTGAGTATTGAATTCGTTCAACTCAATCCAAACTTATCCGGATCACTACCGAATGTTTCTCAATTGGATGGCATTCGATTGGATGGTCACGATCTTTTTTCGGAATTCGGATTGCTTGTGGAGAATGTTAACGGGTTTAATGCTTCTGAGTTAAAAACAGCTCGAGAAACTTCCGACAAGCTTAATGCATTAAGTGAATTCCGCCAACCTCCTGAAATTAATGTGAAAGTGAATGGCATCTACGCATCAAAAGCGGACATGCAGACTAAAGTCACCGAATTAAATAGGTTATTCGCTAAGGAAGGATTAAGACACTTTGTAAATGCTGGTTATGGATATCAATGCTATTTAACTGATGGTTACAAGGTATCAATAAACAAAAATTGGGTGTCGATTGATCTGAAATTAAGAGTAATGAGCTGGTACAACATAGAAGCTTTAGCGCAAGAAATCATTGATAGGGTTGAAATTGGTATTCGGCCTCAAAGTGATTTATCTGAAACCGATAATACTAAGCCGGAATATGTTTTCGGAAAAGAAAACTTTGTTGCCTCAGATAGCGAAAAGCTTAACGGTCAACCGGCGGAGTTTTACGAAAAAAAGGTAGACGCTACTCTTAAGATTAGTGACACGGGACAAATAGGTCAGAATATTTCAGACTTCAATTTGGATTTAACCTGGAATACTGGAGACTCTACAGTTGTTGATTTACTCCCTGATACCTTTTGGATTAGGGGTGTTTTTATCACAGGGGGTGAGAATAAAGGAGGTAAGCTAACTCCAGTAACAGACTGGTTAATCTCAGATAATCTTTCACAAATCGAAATACTAAAAACTATCGAAGATGGCTCTTACATAAGCATTGAAGGCCAGCGATATATAAATAATTAAAATGGCTACAGATTATTATCCAAGAATAGAATCAGATCAGAAGTTTCAACAGCTTGAAAAAAAGATTAATGATATTCAGTTTGAAGGCGCTAAAACCTACGACACCTTAGCCGATGCAGTAGCGGTAGACCCGAAACCTGCAGACGGCACCGCATTTAAAGTCTCAAAGGTGACCGATGCTGCAAATGCCGGTAATTATACCTTTCAAAGTAATGAAGCTAATGGGGTGCGGTTTGAAAGTGATTTTGGGCTGACTGAGGCTGATAAATCAGAAACAGGTCCTGTCGAAAATGGCACAAAAGTAATTACGGAGGGACAGCTTTATGATGTCAAACAAGCTACGGATCAAAAATTTAAACAGTTAGATGTGACTACTCAGGTTAAGCCTGACTCAGACAATTCGGAATATAAAATATTTTCATTCGGGAGTTCGGGTGGTTATTCCAGAATTAACTCTTGGTATTACGGAAAAAGCACAAAGCCTATAAAAAAAATTGGCGTTTTCGTTTGTCGCGCGACTAGGCTTGCTGCTTCAACAGCAGGACTGCGCGTACAATTAGTAATTAAAAAAGCCTCAGGAGGCTCTGAATCTCGTGTTCTTGATTATACTATACCTCAAGCAGAAATCGATGAAAATTACACATTTGAGACTGAGCCAAGTGACAAGAGCGTATGTGAAAGAATCATTGATCTTGACACACCTATAACTCTTGAAGATGGCGACCAACTATTTTGTAACCAGTCGTCACCTGATCGTTACCTCGCAGTCTATTATGACGGTGATAATTTAGCAAATGAGTCTGGCGAATGGAATAACGGAGCTGGAAATTATGCACGTCAATGGTATGGCAGTTATGTAAATGCCAATTACACAACTGTACCAGGAGCACCTTCAGAGCCTAACTCAAACGTGCTTCACTTTTATGATGCGCAAGAATCTGAAATCAGCTTACCGGATTTAAAGAAGAAAATTGATGAAGGTATACCGGCGCAATCTGATATATCAACCGTTACTGTGCTTCCTAGTAAAATATATGGCTTCAACTTTAATGAAAACACGATCAATTGGCTTTTCAGGCTTCCTGTCGAGGGGGTGTTCAAGCAAGCGTTGAAATCTGCTAGAATTAACGATGCCGCTAGTCCTATTATAGATGTGCAGAGTAGTTCAAATGGCACAACAAACATTTCTGTTAGATTGAGTGCTTATGGATTTGCTACGAACGAATATCAAGTGCCTTATGTTCACAGCTCATTAACGAAGCTGCAAAATCAATCTATCTTTCATCAAAAAATAGCTGATTCATTAGGTGATGGTCCTGAAGCAGGAAGTACTTCAGAAAAAATAGGTCCTGCATCAATCATTGATTTTGTTTCACAAGCTTACAATGAAGATATTGGTAATATTAAAATAACTTGTGTAGGCACAAAATTCAATCCTGCAAACCTCACAAAATTCGGCAAAACTTTCACTGTAAGAGGTTGTGATGAAGCTAGGGGTGGTTGGGCCATCTCTGACTATATTAGAAAAATATTCAACACCCGTCGAAGATATGGAAGTAATAGCGCAACTCGCGTGGTTGGTAAGGTTGCTTGGGATAGTCTTGGATTAGGAACTCAAACACGAAACGGAACGCCGGGCAGATCATACGTAGGTTTCTCCGATACTTCAGCTACCGGTGATCTTATGCGCCTCACTTGCCACGGATATTATGAGGCTGATCCGACACCGGAGTTGTGGGATTGGATTGTTAATACCAATGGTGTTTCTTCATTCACTTTTGACGGAACTACTTACAACTTTGGCGGTAGTTATTCAACCGCAGACGATGCGGCACAAAAGGCTTATATCCTTATGCGCTGCAAGGAGAATGTAACTAATCCGTATTATGACTATGATACGGTACAATCTAGTGATGGTGCATATGCTTTTAATTACACAGCCTATTTAAATAAGTATAAGACACTTGCTGCCGATGGTGTGACGCGATTAGTGGTTGGATCAACCGCAGGAACTGAAGTGACTGATGTTAATGCTTGGGATTTGCGCGAGCCTACACACGTGACTATTGCGATGTGTGAAAATGATATTAATAATGTAAGCAATGGTGCTCTTGCTATTGATGATTATATGTTGATGGGTCAGAGAATTCACGCTCATAATCCAGCAATCAAAATATCTATGGCTACTAATCGCGGCTATGGGGTTTTTAATAGCGGATTATATAGTCATATCGGATATGTGAAGGAGATAGGCGTCGACAATTATAGACTTGCAGCCTATGAAGCCTTGAAAGCGGAGTTAGAGAGCAACTCTGATTTTGATGAGATCCCACTATACGCATTTCAGTCTCCACTTGGAATATCAGGTAAAAAAGCGATAGACACATTTAATGTGAATGAATTAGATCGATTCAACGGTGATGGCCTGCACGCAGAAAGTGTTTGGGGTTATTTAGACCGTTCTATCGCAACAATGGCTTGGATTGCTTCAACATTATAAATATTATAAATGAAAAACCCCATCACCATCATATCGATATTTTTCAATTTTAAGCTACTTGCGCAGATATATACAAAAGATGCCGGGTTGCTTGATCCGGTGTTGACTACCAATGATTACAAGTTTATTCTAATTATGGTGGTAAGTGTAGGTGTGGCTTTATTGATGGATTCAACCGATAAGACTTCGAGCAAATTAACCTTTCCTAAAGCTTTGTTGATTGTATTACTCGCGGTGTTGTTTGTGTTTTTTAGTTATGAATACGCCATCGCTAAAAATATAGCCATCATCATTGCGATGATCGCGGCCTTTTTATTGGGTGTGTTTTCGTTAGATATAATGCTGATCATCAAGCGGCGCGTGCCGGAACTTTTTCACAAAGCAGAAGGATGGATTTTCAAATCAAAAACCCAGAACGATGACCTTTAGAGAATTTGATTTATTTATACAGAGCGCACCAATTTGGGTGCATTTTATAGCCAGCGCGTTGGTACTGGCAATGTTGTCTCACCTAACCTTAGGATTGCGTAATATTTGGAAGAATAAGCGCCGTAGGGTTCGCTGGTATCTGCTGGCTTCCTTAATCTTTATCACATTCATATTTATGGCTAAGTTTTCAAACCCCGGTTATACGATGTGTGATGCCTTCTTACCGGTGTATGTGATTTACTACTTCCACAGCCTACTGGTGATGCAAGCACGGTTCTTTAATTGCTTCAAAAGCTACAATGATTTTCTAAGCTTGTTTAACCTTCCTAAATCTAATGTATGATAACCGAAGCTGAATTTGAGAAAGTAGCTCTTGACTACAATATAGAAGTGGCTACAATCAAAGCTGTTTATGAGGTTGAAGCCAACAACGGTGGTTTTCTGCCAGACGGAAGGCTCAAAATACTTTTTGAAGGTCACGTGTTCTGGCGGCAACTTGTAAAAAAAGGTGTAGATCCTTACAGTATCTTAAAGCAAGAGCATCGCGATGTCTTATACAAGCATTGGACGCGTGATGAATATATAGGTGGCGCTAGAGAATGGGATCGACTTGAAGAGGCTTATGATATGACCGAAGATGATCGTGTGAAAACAGCTGCGGTTGAATCGGCTTCTTATGGTGCTTTTCAGTTGATGGGGTTTAACGCGCAGTTGTTAGGCTTCAAAGATGCGTTTGATCTGTATTTCTTTTTAGCTGAAAAGGAATTGAATCACCTAAAAGTTTTTATCAAATTCTGTGAGGCTAACAACCTTACCAGACACTTACGCTCAAAAAATTGGGCGGCTTTTGCGAAAGGTTACAACGGCCCCGGCTACGCTCAGAATAAATACGACACCAAGCTTGAGAAAGCTTATAACAAATTTGCGAAATGAAACGAGGCGTATCACCCAGCACAATCATATTATCAATTATAGTTTTTGGTTTTTTCGCCTGGGCATACTACTTAGCAATAACAATAGACTGATGAAAAAAAATGCAATTTATATAGGAGTTATAGTAGTTCTGCTGTTTGTCATTTTCAAACAATGCAACTCAGCTACACAGCAACGTCAGTCACAAGAATCAGCAACGGAATTTCTAAATGATACTATTGCGTACTATCAAAACGAGATCGGTCAGCAGGTAGCTGAAAAAAAAGCAATTCAAGGTGATGTAGATGCGCTTGAGATCCTGTTATCTAAACAGATTGACAGCACAGGCCAATTAAAGCGTTTAGTTTCAAAGTACAAAAACATCGCCGCCGCAGGAAACATCACTCAGAAAACGACAATTGACACCGTAGAAATTCCTTATGAAGTGGCCGTACCTTTTGAATTTACGAGAGACTTCACAAAATCAAACGAATACTATTCAATAACCGGGACAAGCAATCAAAGTGGCGTAATCCTTACAGATATTCAAATACCTAACACACTAAGCTTTGCCATCGGGAAAAAGCGCACTGGTTTTTTCAAGTCAGAATACAGGATTGAAGCTGTTAATAGTAACCCATACGTTCAAACCACAGGATTAGATAGCTATACATTAAAAATACCTAACAAACGTTTAGGATTAAGCTTGTACGCTGGTTACGGCTTAGGATCTGATTTCACGTTGCAACCATCAGCAGGTATCGCGCTTACTTATACTATTTTAAGATTCTAATTACTCAATTATATATATTTACACCTCATTAGTTAAAATGGGGAAAAAGAATATTACTGCGAAAGATAAGTTTGGCAATTGGTTGTCATCTAACAGTGGTATGGTTACTACTGTATCTATAATTGCTACAATAATATTTGGAGCCGGTGGATATGCAGTAAAAGTTGTAAAAGATATTGAGATCCAAGATTTAAAAAAAGAATGTAATTCTGAAATTATGCAATTAGAATTTCAGGTTCAAAAACAGGATCTATTAATACAAAGTCTAAAAATAAAAGTCACCAAGGATGAGCCAAAAAATGAAAAATAAATCAGTTGGTGACTTATTTAAAAGTGTAGAAAAACACATTAATAATTCTCCAGATTACGATAAAAAACAACAACTTGTTGAGGAATTTGAAATTCTAAAAAAACAATATTCGAAATTCTTTTATTTTACAACTTTGTTGCTGGTTTTTTCAATTATAACAATTGGATTCATATTGTTTTTATCCTTTAAACTTGAAGATGTAAGTTTTCAGAAAGAAAAGTTAGAAAAGGAGCTAATTAAGACTGAATTTGATTCTTTGATTGAAGATTTATTAGAATTTAAGAAAAGGATAAATGAAGATTCAACGGAGAGCAAGGTTGTTGAATATAGATTAGATTCTTTAGGGAACCCAAAATCCTACTGGACTATAGTTAGAGAAAAAGATTCCATTAGTAAAATATTATTGAAAACTGAACCAAAAGCAGTTCAACTAGATAAATTACTACCAAAATATTACACCCTAAGTAATCAACGTACAGCTGATTCACTTAAATTAGATCTATTAAAGAAAATTATTGGTTTGGAGTTTAGTCAAGAAATAGGGGAAAGAGTAATAAGTGTCGAATTTAAAGGCAGAAAAATAGATAGTGTAAGATCTGGCTACCTATTCCTAAAAAATAATATGTATCTTGATTCTGTAGAGAAGAGATGGTTGATTGATCCGAATAAATACTTACCTAAAAGAAAGCAATAAGAGCTTTATCAAAAAGAAAAGAGTGAGATTCAGCAGTTATAGAAAATTACCCAATCTACCATAGCCTGCTGAAGCGGGATCTCACTCTCAGGCTAAGTTAGTTACATTAGATTATTTATACAAATTGCTGAACTAAGATAATCATTCATTTACATTTAACCTCAATGATCTCATTAAGTCGGGTGCTATAGCGTTTAGATAAATGATTTTGCTGCATTTTCCAGACTTTATTCAGATCCTGCCCGCCAAACTTCACCTGGTCGAAGCAATTTCTATTCAACCGATCAATAGTCTGCATCAAAATTTTATGTCGGGGATCTTCATTATGAAATAAAGCTAATTGTTTTTGTGTATCTGGGGTTAATCCCATTACAATTATGCCAGCTTTTTTATAATGATAACCTTCCCTAAAAATTCGCTTCAACCCGATCATTGTTGCTTTAGTAATAACTAGAGATGAGTTGGTTTCATACGGCATTTGAATACTTATACCGTTGCTGTATTGAGGGAGATCGTCCCGGTGTCTGTTAGTATGTAAAAATAGATAAGCCAATTTGCAGCAGCTATTTTGTTTTCGAAGCTTATAACTCACCTTGCTTGCGTATGTAGCGACCCGTTCACGTAGATCTTCAAAGTCAGTGTACATTTTCTCAAAGGATCTGGTAACAGCAATATTTTTCTTTTTAGCAACTTCTTCCAAATCAAGCGTTGATTCTCCGGATAGATCCCGTTTCAATCTTAGACCTACGATGCTCATTTCTTTTTTTACATAATCGTTTGGAAGCTGTGTGAATTGCCAAGCATTCATAACTTGGATGCTTTGTAGTTTTTTTTCGTACCTCCTACCAATTCCCCAGACATCACCTATTTCCGTCCACTTTAAACCCTTTTGAATTTTTTCCGCAGTATCTAGAACATAAGTTCCTTTAGTTCGTTCTGGAAATTTCTTCGCAATCTTATTAGCGACTTTGGCTAACGACTTGGTAGGAGCTATACCTATACTAATTGGAATGCCAGTTGAGCGTTTAACCAGATCAATCATTTTACAGCCATAATCTGTCAGGTCGTAGAGTTCAAAACCCTCCAGCTTCAAAAAGATTTCATCAATAGAATATACTTCAAGCTCTGGAGAGAAATTGGAGAGTATGTTCATTACACGTGCGCTCATGTCTCCGTAAAGAGCATAGTTTGAAGAAAAGACTTGAATGTTATGTTTATTAAGTAGCTGCTTGATTTGAAACGCAGGAGCACCCATAGGAATGCCTAGAGCCTTTGCCTCATTCGATCGGGCAATTACACAGCCATCATTATTAGATAAGACCACAACAGGTTTGCCATTTAGTGAAGGATTAAATACGCGTTCACAAGAGGCGTAGAAATTATTACAATCGATAAGAGCAAACATTCTACAAGTCCTTAATTACGTTAGTAACCACACCCCAAATAAGAAACTCGTTATCTTTCGTAACCTTTATAGGCTGGTATTTTCGATTTTCCGCAACCAGCCAAATTATATCCTTTTCAATTCGAATTCGTTTAACAGTGAATTCCCCATCTATAAAACAAACAGCTATTTTTCCGTCTCTAGGCTCAAGACTTTTGTCAATTATTAGAAGATCACCGTCAGAAAGACCAGCACCTTCCATAGAATCCCCTTTAACCCGTCCAAAAAATGTAGCATCCTTATTACGAATATAGGCTGAGTTTAAATCTATTCCTTCATCTAAGTGGTCATCGGCAGGGGAAGGAAAGCCACAAGATAAACTGTCAATAAATGGGATCGTAATAGAGTACTCCGTTGCAGGCTTTATTAATTCTAAACACATTGTAGGAAATCTTTAATTTGGAATAAATCCAAAATTATGTAATCAATCCTATTTTTGTATTGTAGGTTCAATTAATTTTTTCCAACAAAGATTCCGAGCAAAATTTTCACTTTGATTTCTAAGATAAAATGTAGGAGCGGGGCCATTATAATTATTATTGCGATTAGCTATGCATAACTCGTAAAGTTTATCCTGATATTCTATACGATACAATGAATACGTGAAATCCTTATCAACCAATTGAATGGTTGAATTCAGATAAAAGTTGTTAGCTAAATCATAAAGTTCTTTGCGGGTACGGCCCAAAGTACATAAAATTAATAAATTAGTTTTTAAATCAGAATTCTATGTGCAACGCAACCAGTTTAACCAAGTTAGAAGAACAGATAGTAAAAACTTCAAAGCGCAAATTTGTTTATCCGGAAGTTTACGAGCCTTACTATCATATAAATGCTTTTGGTGATAAGTTATTGCATATAATTCCTCAGGATGATCCCAAACGGATCTGGCCGGCTGACTGGAAATTGATACCGGATTTTCATCAGGGTGCTCCTTCAGAGTTTCCTTATCACACCTATAATGCTCGCAGCGAAGATATATGGACAAGTAACACGTATAAGAAAAGTGCTGAATCCGGCCGTTGCTTGATTTTGGCTGATGGGTTTTTCGAGCCACATACGTATGTGAAGCCTGGTACCAAAACTGAAAAGAAACAACCCTATTATATCACCCTACCAGAGCAAAAGCTATTCTACTTTGCCGGGCTTTTTAATAAGATCGATGAAGAGCTGTACACCGTTACAATCTTGACGATGGAAGCGAATGATATAATGGCCCAGATCCATAACGCGAAAAAGCGTATGCCATTAATACTAGAGGAGCAGTTTACCGAAAATTGGATTGATCCTAGTTTAAATGAAAAGCAGATTAAAGAATTAATCAATGTGAGTTTCACTAATGAAGCATTGAAGTATCATCCGGTAAGCAATGCAATCTACAAACGAGGCATTGATACCAATACTCCTGAAATATTAAAAGCGGTCCCCGCGATAGATCCAGAGCTTAATGGCTCTAACCAATCGACTTTATTCTAAATAACCTATATAGAGTATAATTCTATTTATATACTAAATAAGTTATTTACGAAATATCTTGCTAAGCCACGAACAGAACCGTTCCCAAGAGCTTGGATAATAAATTTTACAATGCTCGCAGAAAACTGGTGGATCTACTCCTCTAATTCCAAGTTTGTCACCACACTTTTTGCAGAATTCAGCCATTTTTTTCAGGTCGTACTAATGGTTCGCAATAAGTCTTGTTTACAACCTTATCACGCATACTGGCTTTATTATTAAAGTTTCGCGAAATATTTCTAACGATATCACTGTAATTGTCTGTACCATCTTCTCTTAAATGGTAATATGGTTTTATAGAAACACAATTCTCGTGCTCAAATAAAGTATTAAGCATTGTACGGTCAGAAATACCACAAGAGTGACCGAAAATACATATTTGGTATTGATCGGAATTTATATATTGTAAAAGCTTTTTGTAATTATCAGTGTCGGAATACCTAATAGACTTAATATTTTCTAGATATTTATTATCATTTAGCTTTTCAATTTTGGAGTAGTTGTCATCGAGTTCATCCCCGAAACCAAATATTATAGGGTTTTTATTATCATTAAGAGCACCGTGAATATGATTTATCTCTGGCCATTGAAATTTACAATCATTATCTAGATGACTTTCAGTAAAATGGTTGCTGTATAATAAGGAAACATTAGTATAATTGAAATTAAGTACAAATATACTTTCTGGACTTAAATCGAATAGATTGTGAGCGTCTTTTGATATTAAAATTTGAAAAATTTCATCATAATAATCCTCAATTGTACCTTTTTGTATTTTGGCATTATTTCTTAAATAATAGCTTAAGGTTTCAACGAACTGGTCATATTTAGAAAAGTCCTTTTTCGGATCATCATTCATTATAAAATCAAATAACTTTTCAGATTCCTTCTTTGCAATTTCATTAACAGCTTCTTCAGTAAAATCCTGAATATTTATGTCACTATAAATGTGTCTGGCAATATCATCTATGTAATATTTCTCAAAAACTTCATTTAAATTTTCATTTGAGAAATCAGGAGAACATTGCAATAAGTATTTTATAAATAAACCTTTTAGATTTGCAAAGTCATCATTTAGTTTGGTGATATTAATTTCTTGGTCATTAATACTTTTTATAACTAATCGATAATATTCATCCTCTAAGTCTACCCAGTTTTGAATGCTCTGATTCTTACATATAACTTCTATCAGTTCATTAGTGAATGTATATTCAACCTTATAATTCTCACAATATTTAAAGAAGTTTATGTAACTACTTTCCTCAGGCAATCCATTATCCCAAAATGCTTCAACAGTTAATCCATCAAGATCTATATAACCTCCTAAACTATTCCTTAAATTATCAAATATATTTTGCCAATAATGATTTATAAAATCATTATAACTAGTTTTTAATTTATGAGCTAAATCAAATCCGTTACCAACTAGAATTATTCTATTCATCTGAGATTTTTATATTTCACAATTTAAAGTAAAATAATTTAAAAATAGTTTTCATAATGTAAACTTTTAATTTATCTTTACATCAGTAATAAGCAAGGGTTCTTTGACATATGGATTAACAAAACAAGTTATCAAAATGGAAAACTTAATTGACCGAGTTTGGGAATACTCAAAAAACAATCCTGAAGGTTTCACTTTAAATATTGAAACTCTAAAAGCTGTGAAATTTGGAATTGTAGTTGCCTACAACGACACTCAAAACAGCTTTGGCAAAGAAGCCTTAAAACAAGTTATTAATCACGCTCTTAAGCATAACAAAATAGTAGGGGGTTGGCTAAATGAAGACAACAAAATGTACTACTTTGATTCAATAAGAGTCTTTAAAAATTCAGAATTACAACTAGCGATTGAGTTTGCAAAGCAAAATAAACAGCTTGCAATATTTGATCTAACTAACTTAATAGAAATTAAAATTAAATAGGGGAGATAATCTCCCCGCCCTTGCTTTTAATTTATAATCAAATGGAAAATAATCAAAAACAATCCATAGCGAATTACAAGCGAATGGGAATCGAGATTGAGGTATTAGATGATGATCGAGTAAAGATCAGCCAAACCAAACTTCTCAATGGCTTAATCTTAAATCAAAAGGAATTAGTAGAACGGGCTCGTGCAATATTCCCGGGCGCCAAAATTGTACCTGTAGTTTTTTCTTTAGACGTAGATTCTATAGACATCAACTGGATCGAAAACAGAATGCAAGAATTTGGAATCAAGCGAAATGATTTGATTAAACAGTTAGCCTTAAGTAAGTCTTACCTTAGTAGAATATTTAATAAGGTGCCAGGTAAAAGTGCTCAAGATGACAACAATGTGGCTTTATCTAAACCAATGAAAGCTACATTCTTCTATTACTTCTTAACCTATGAGTTAAACAGAGATTTTAGGGAGCATCTTAATTCAAATACTTAG